GAAGGAAGATTTACCGTTTGAAAGATTATATTTCAGGGATTCTGTCAGCAGAGATATAATAGGCAGGGGAGATATAGTGCCAGATTTAGCGCTAGGATTTGATTTTCCAGAAGTTATTTGCGAAAAAAGTGGAGATGAAACATTTCTTAGAAAAACCGGAGAAACTGTATTTCAATATATACCACCTGCCGAAAGAAAAGACCCTTCTTTCTTTTGTCATACACCCCAGCAATACTGGGAATATGCAGCAACATTATCTTCCGTAAAAACCGATAGGCTTCATTTTGCTATTTGTTCTTTAGCTATGGGGGTAAAAACTACCCTACTTCCTGTATACTACCACAAGAATAAAACTATGCACAATGAGTATTTAAACGATCTTGGCTGTTTTTGGTCAGATTCAGTGTATACTACTAATAGTAACTCAATTTTATAAGGAATAAGTTATGGCAGAATTTAGAGTAGAAATTGCAGACGCAGATGTGGGTAGAGTTTTAACATCTTTGGCTAAAAATTATAGCAGACCAGATCAGATTGCGAATCCAGACTTTAACTCAACTCAACCGATTTCTGATGATAACCCAGAAATGATTGACAACCCAGAAACCCTTGCCCAGTTCGGCAACAGAATGGTGAGAGAGTTTTTATCAGCAAATGTGTCAGCGTATGAGGTTAGACTTGCAAAACAGCAAGCAGCTAACTCTGTAGATACAAGCGTTACTATTAACGATCCGGCGGCATAATGTTTATTGGGACTTGTTATAGCGAATTTCCGCTCTGTACGTCTGAAGAGATGACCAAGACGTTCAATGGAGAAGTTGTAGAGTATGACATATCAATAGACCAGCAACTTCTTAAAGATATTCACGTTAACCAAAAACATAGCGATATCGTGTATATTAATACAGGGGAATCATTTACTACAAGTATAGATAAACAAGTAAAATACGACATTTATATAGATCGGCAATTAAAACTATAGTTTGGAAAAATAAATGGCTAGTGAAATACATAAAGACGACATAGGGACTAGATTCTTGCTTACGGTGAAAGATGGCTCAGATGTTGTAAATATTTCTGGCGCTACTGCACTACAGGTGGACTTCAGAAAACCAAGCGATACTGTTATAAATAGATCTGCTCTAAGGTTAGATGACGGAAGTTCGGTTTCTGGCGTAATGCATTACGATGCGGTTGCGGGCGATTTAGATGAAGCAGGTAACTACAAACTCCAAGGAAGAGTCTTTCTTGGCGGGGGTAGCGGGACTTTTTATACAGATATTCACACATTCAAAGTACACTGTAATTTATAGAGGTAAATATGAGCTGGCAAGGTCAAATGTCTACAATAGTTAGACACTTAGTAAATGATTTAGATCCCGATACTTACAAATATAGTGATCATAGAATAGAAACTTCTATATTGGTTGCGTCACAATTAATGATAATGAACGTTGATTTTAACAATACTTACGATATAAACGTAGAGACTTGCTTACTTTCCCCTGATCCAACGGACGAGGGTACAAAAGACAATCCGTTTATAACACTATCTTCCTTGCGGGCTGCGTGTATAATTATAGGAAGTGAAATAAGAAGCGAGTCCGGGAACGCAATATCTATCAAGGACGGACCTTCTGCAATTGACCTTAGAGGTGTAACACAAACCCTCACGGTTTTATACAAAGATTTGTGTGAAAAGTACGAAAATTTACTTTTAGAATATAGAGCTGGAAGCAGTATCGCTGGTCATGCAATACTTGGACCTTATGCCCCCGGTTCCGATTTGATAACCAGAAACAATACAGACCACAGATCCGGTGGTTATTTTAATTATTAGGAGAGATAAAAATGACTTGTGACTCAAGAACACCGTCTCAACTGAACTCCGGTCAGTTAATTGATAGTATAAAGTGCGATTTAGCAGACAATAACGCCGGTTTAATATCTGCCGCAGATGTTAGAGAAAATATGGAGGATATTGCATTTTCCATAAATAAAGTTGTTGCCAGCGGGGACACAGAGACTGCATTTCCTTTCTTTAATGCTGTAAAAGCAACGACAATATCAGGCGGGTCTGGAATGTTTATCCCAGAATCTGGTATTTCTTTCCCTAATTCTCCGGTTGAGTCTGAAAGAACTAAACTTCAGGTGAGACCTTGGTTGGGTCCAGAGGGAATAAACCATGACGAACTTTCTGGTAGAAGTTCTAGTGATAACGCACATACTCAATATCTTCCAAGAACTGGGTCTAAAAAGATGCAGGGCAATCTTGGAATGGATAATAACTGGATTAACTCTTCCGGCAGCGTTCTAGATGATGGTTCGCCCTATAGTTACTCAGATAGAGGGTTTAGATTTGTATCAAATTTAGATTCTGACACAAATTACCAGTATGACGATGTTGAGATTGGAACTTCCGGCAGTTTGAAGTTCAACAAGGATCTTTCAAGTACTGATAGTTTTCATGGAGTTGCTAAAGCTTGGTTGAGATTTACAGCTTCTGCAACCCCAGAGGTTTTAAGTTATCATAATATTAGCGGTATAGAAAGAACAGCTCAGGGTAAATACACTATAACATTTACCAGCGGCACTTTTATGAACAATAATTATGTTGCCGTAGCAAACTCAAACGCTAGAAGTTCTGCTTCTAACGGAGATGACTTTGACTTGAATACAGTTGGTTGTTTTTACAGAACTGGGGACGACGGAACGACCCTAAGAACAATTTCCTACCATATACAAAAAGACGACAATAGTTTTGTAGATGGATCGGTTTGTGATCTCGTATGCTATGGATTTGAACCGGGATCTAGATCTGGCACTCCTCCAACTGTAACTGTCTCCTAATGTCTATAATCATACTAAATGACAGAATAAAAGAAACCAGTAGGGATACTGGTACGGGGCATCTTACGTTAGATGGCGCTGCTCAAGGTTTTAGTAGTTTTGACAGCGCTTATTCATCTGGAGATATTCTTTATTACGCTATTTCAGACGGCACGAATTATGAAGTGGGGTCCGGTGTCTTTCATACCGATGGAGTATATGATCGACTAGAAAGGTCTGCTCACAAAAGCACAAACAGTAACAATAATGTTAATTTTTTAGCGGGTGTAAAAGAAGTATACGTCACTCATCCCGGAAAATTTTCCGTATTTACTGCAAGTGGGGTTCAAGACTTCAAAGAACCTAAGAGTAGCGGATTAGCGTTTTGGGAGTCTAGTCAGATACTGAATTACGACGAGAATATAATATGGAACTCAGATTCTAACCTTTTAGGAATAAGAAAAAGTTCTCCTACTTATGCTGTTGATATAGGTGGTCCTCAAGAGTATTCTCAAGTAAATACTTCTGGTTTAATAGTTGGTAATTCTGGGGTTATGTTTTCTGGAGAAAATGTAGCAGTCAGAGGTAGACAAACAATCCCCTTTCAACAAAACGAATTCATAGACACGGAAACTACAAATATTGAAGAATGTCTTCAATTAAGCGGTGTTGTAAATGAGTACATAGGGTTTAAAAAGCAACCGCCCGCTAGAGTTTTTGCTGGACCTTCTGGAACCTGCGGTTGTACGGAAGACTATCCTTCATTTAGACCCCTTAGATTTGATGACATACAAGGCGTAACTCAAATAATAAATAGTAGCGGAAATTTAGCGATACCTACATTCGCTAATCAAGCGGCAGTTATAAGTAATATATCGGCGGATCAGGCAGGAGTATTAGCATTTAGCACTAGTGACAATTATTTGATGATAGCTAATGGCACAAGTTGGGTCAAAATTCAATTATCGTAACAATCGGAGAGAAAAATGTCAGACGTACTAAAACCCGTCATTAATTCAAACTCAATAAAGAATGGATCAATGGTGGTATACCAAACAAAAAGTCAAACTTCAATTAGTTCGACTTCTAAGAGAGATCCAGATTTAAATTCATTCGTTCCTTCTGGTACTTTACATACGAGACTAGACACTAGATTTGATGATGTAAGATACTATAGTGGCGACACTGCAAACTAGGACTAATTAGATGCCAATTACTATACCTCAATCAGTTTTCGACAAATACTATGACGTTGTTGACTCCACATTTAATATATTTGGAGTTACATGTCAGTTAGTATATATTGAAAAAGTTGAAGTAATTGATAATTCATATGATAATATCCCAGACAATAGATCTATAAATTCTCATAGAAGGAGGGGCGGCAATCATAAGAGAGCAGACAAAACCTTCAGAGAAGTGGAGAAAGTAGAAGATATCAAATTAAAGGTTTACTGGGATAGTAAAAGTTGGGTAAATCCGGGTGGCAATATTGTTTTGCCGGAAAGGGGGGTTCAAACTATTTTCTTTGCTACAGACCTTCCTAAGATAATGAGAGCAAAAGAGATAATTGTACACAAAAATATAAAAGAACTGAGAGAGTTTAGGTTCCAGAAAAAAGGCGAACCGTTTCCAATGGGTATAGGGCAAGAAAGATACTTCGGCTGTTTCTGGGAATAACATGATAACTTTAAAACTATTAGGTAGCGATGCTAGTATAACCAAAACCATACATGCTGCAATCGCTAAGTCTATAAACGAAATAATATCAAAGAAAAAAAGAAAAGTAGAAGCTAAACTTAAAAGAGCAGTTCGTTTCTGGATTACGGCAACGCCAGAGATTCAAAGTCTAATGGAAAAAGGAATTCCTAATAGTCTTAACTCTCAATTTGGATTAAGAAACATAGACGCACAAGCTGCTGTCGAGGCGATAGTTAGTAGTGTTGTTAACTCCGCAGAAATAAGAATATCAAAAATAAACAACAAACTTAATGGCAAAATAGAGTTTAATTTTCAACCATCAGACCTTCGCAATTTACTAGGACTACCAGAAGGTCATGTGATGACAGAAAAAGGGCAAGACTTACACTGGTTAGACTGGTTGCTGACAAAAGGTAACACAACTGTTATTATAGGATATACCTATTCTACTTCCGGTGACGGAAGGTCTGGTGTAGGTTCTATGAAAAAAGGAGGTTCCTTTAGGGTTAATCCCCAGTTTTCCGGTACTGTCAATAATAATTTTATAACGAGATCTCTGGTTTCCAGAGAACAAAAAGTTATAAGTATTTTAAGCGAGGTGTTAAGTGCCTGATTATTTGAAACTAAAAGGTATAACAGACATAAAAGAAAGCACCTTGAATAATGAAATTCAGGATGGGATTATAGAATACTTTGATTGGGCATTGTTGGGTGTTGGTAATTATTATAATGTCACATATGCTGAACAATCGCCTTATGACCAAGATTACAGTAAACTAAGACTATCTTCTGATCCTAATTATTTTGAGGGGCAGGTATGGGAAGGTTTTAGATCAAACTGGGTTTGGCAAAGTGGTGTTGACTATTCGCCTGCTCCACTAGTTAGTTCGGATAATACAAATCCCGGAGTTTCTGGTATTTATGTAGATGGAGTTTTTCACGCAAATGATTCTACTGGTACTTATGCTCACCACATAGATCATTACAACGGAAAAGTTATTTTTGATAGTGCTATACCTACAGGTTCGGTGGTTCAAGCTGAATTTAGTTATAAGTGGATAAATGTTGTTTATGCTAATGATGTTCCTTGGTTGAGAGAAGTTCAGACCGATTCTATGGAACCTACTAGCAGTTTTTACGAAAAAGACAAAGGAGATTGGAATATACCGCCAGAAGCAAGACTTCAACTTCCTGCCGTGGCGGTAGAAATAGTCCCAATGAGATCTTTCAAAGGATTTAGACTAGGAGGTGGTCAGTGGGTTTACACAGATGTGATATTCCATTGTATAGCAGAGGACGAAATGACCAGAAACAAACTTGTGGATATTATATCACTTCAGAGCAATAAAACTATTTTCTTGTTAAATAGTAATTCTGTTTCTGCTAGTGGTGATTATCCCTTAGATTACCGTGGTGTGCCAGTTTCCGGCGCTTTGAGATATCCAGATCTGCTTGTAAAGCATGTAGGATTAAGACTCAGGTTCACAGATACTACAGTGGAAAACATGACCTCGGTGGCATCAGATATCTATGGTGGAATTGTTAGATTTAAGACAGAACTGATAAATCTAAAAATATGACCATTTTTGTGTATAATAAATAGAAACTTCTTTTAATATGGAGAGATAACATGGCTGTGACACAAAACCAAAGAATCATATATTCCTGTCAGGCGGTGGGGGTTGGTCCTACCGGGGTTGACTTGACCACTGTAATTCCCGTTCACGGTGTTCAAAGTGTTGGTATTACCACCAACTTCAATCTTGAGCAAGCTTTCGAGTTGGGTCAGATTGAAATCTATGAAAACATAGAAGGTGTACCTGACGTTGAAATCACTATGGAAAAGGTGCTAGACGGTTATCCGCTTATATATCATCTTGCGACAACGGGTGTCTCAGCTGGTGGTGGAGAAGGACTCCTCAACAGACTCAAGCAAAGATGTAATGTTGCTCTTGGTATCTTTGCGGAAGCTTTTGATAATGTTGCTTCAGCAGAGGCTAGTGGTGACGTTAGTTCTCAAGTTAAGTGTACTGGAATGTATGTTTCTAGTCTCTCCTATTCTTTGCCAACTGAAGGTAATTCTACAGAGAGTATTACTTTTGTTGGAAACCACAAAGAGTGGATTACAGATGGTAGCATATTTAACAGCGGATCTGCTGCTGACATAGTAGATTTTAATGGTGAAGATGAACCTCTTGCGCTTAGTAGTGACGGCGTTAACGCATCCGGTGGTATCCAAAGAAGAGAAGACATACTAATTTCTAGTTCCAGTCTTCCTGCTTCGGTTTTTGGTGGTCAAGCCGCTCACATCCAAAGTGTCTCAATTAGCAGTGACTTTAATAGAGAAGAAGTTTTCGAGTTGGGTGCTAAGATTCCTTACTATAGACCGGCACAATTCCCTGTTGAGGTTAGTTGTGAAATTGAAGCAATTTCTGTTTCTGGTGATTTTATTCAAGCGATTGAGACTGGAGACCCAACCTTATATTCAACTAAGGCCTCTGGCAATAATACTTCCGAAGAAACAATCATGTTCCTGACTCGCGCTGGTTATAAATTCGATCTAGGTAGTAAGAATAGACTCCAAAGTGTTTCTTATGGTGGAGGAGACGCAACCGGAGGAAACGCAACGATGACCTATAGTTTCATTAACTTTAACGACCTCAACGTTTCACAAGTGTAAAACCACTTATAGCGATAGCTTTTAGGACAGCGAGTTTTTGTGGTAAGGAAAGGATAAAAAATGTATATAAATAAATCCCGCCATGAGGTTTTGTATGAAGCAACATGAGCGGGATTATTTTGTATCTAGGATAAGAAATGGAAAGTATAGGATTCAAATTTTTAAGCAAGAGTTAGAAATATTGAGTCCGACAATAGAGGATGAATATTATATAAATAAAGCGTATATGGATGGTATGGAATCTTCTTTAGACGAAGGTTTTAAGACTAACGAAGAGATGGTTTTTTGGATGGTAGAAAAAAATCTGTGGTCTTACAATGAAGACGCTGATTTAAAAATGTATCAACAAAAGGTAAAAGATTTAAAAATAGATATATACAATGCAAGAAACTCCATAAAATTAAGAGAACGAGTTAGATCTGAAATTAGGAATACAGAACTTGAGGTTAGCAAACTAAATCAAAAAAAGTCAGCATACTACAATAACACTTGCGAAGGAATAGCAACAGTAGAAAAGATATCAGAGTTTTTAAAAAGATGCACATTTTGTAAGGGTGAGTTGTATGATTTTGAAGAATTGCCAGTAGATTTAGTTTCTGGTAAATACTATTCTTTATTTCTAACAGAGCAGCAGATAAGAGAATTAGCAAGAAATGAACCTTGGAGAACCATCTGGAGTTTAAACGATACTAATTCAGTTTCGCTTTTTAACAACGGAGGCAGGGAACTTTCTCACGATCAAAAAAATATAATGGTTTGGTCTAAGATGTATGACAACGTACAAGAGTCTATGGACTGCCCACAAGACGATATTATAAAAGATGATGATATGTTAGACGGTTGGTTTTTAGTTCAGGGGAAAAAGAGAGACGAAGAAAGGTCTAAAAGTGAGGTTGATAACTTAAACTCTAAAGTTGCTGCGTCTCAAGAAGTTTACTTGATGGCAAACTCAAAAGAAGACAGAAGAAGAATAGATAGTTTAAATTCATTTGAAAGTACGGTAATCAAAAAACAGAGAGAACAAGTTATCAAAAAACAAGGAAGCGCAAAGCAACTCGATTTTCCAGACGAAAAACTAAAAGCACAAAGGATGCAAACAGAAGGTATGAGAAATCAATTTAGGAGATGATATGGATGATTATAACAATCTAATTAGACAACACGCAGAATACAAGAAAGTAAAACAAGAGAAATTCGGCGTTGAGTCTAAAGATAGGTTGTCTAAAATTTTAAAGAAAAAAGTAATCACTACGATGATAGGTTCTTTAAGTTCTATAGAGAAACATTTTGGTTTTCTTTGGGAAGGAGACCCAGAATCTCTAACACCAGAACAAAGAACGATGTACGATATTTATCAAAAGACTAGGGAAGAGATTTTAGACAAAGGCAATACTCAGGCAAAAAATGTTGATGCTGAACTAAGTCAGTATGAAATTAAATGGTTAAGGTATAATAGTAATATTCCAGTTAAAATTAAAGAGGATAAGGAATGAAAAAAGAAACAAAGGTCCAAGTGGGCGACAAGCAAGTTGGTATATACGTCACTTCTCCAAACGGCAATGTTGTGGGAAGGGCAGATAGATACAAGGCAAAAATATTCACAGAGTGCATTGAAGACGGAATTAAAACTAAAGATGAGTTGAGTTCTTTCTTGAGTGATAGGGGGATATGGACAAAAAATCACGACAAAAAACAAGCAGAAATCACACAAAAACTACTGGACTTAGAAAAAGAAATTTATCTAGGAACGGGCAAGAAAAAACTACCCCTGTCTGATGGGGTGAAAAAAGCAATAGAAATGAGGTCTTTGAGAATAGAACTCCAGCAGTTGATGGTAAAAAGAATAGAAATGGAGCAAAATACCGCAGAGTCACTTGCGGATAATGCCAGATTTGATTTTCTGGTTGCGAACTGTACTTTTTACGAAAACGGAGAAAGAGTGTATAATGGTATAGACGATTTCAGTAGTAAATCGGCAGACGATATTGCTTTTTCTGCTGGTTCGCTTCTAGCAGAGATGATTCATGGTTATGATTCCAGCATAGAAGATTCCCTGCCAGAAAATAAGTTTTTGAAGCATTTTGATCTACTGAATGAAGACGGAAGTCTCGTTGACGAGAAAAAAGAACTTGTTGACACAGAAGGTAGAAGAATAAATGAATTTGGTCACTATATCGACGAAAAAGGAAATAGAATTGATATAGAAGGAAACCCAATGGACAAAGATGGTAATTATATAATTCAAGTAGACTATGAGAAAGTGAAAAAACCTGCGGCAACTAAAAAGAGGGTAACAAAGAAAAGGACCACCCCCGCAGCCAAAGGTTAAATGGATAGTCTGGTCATAACACCAAGAGAAATTAAATGGCTAGATTTTTACTAACCGCTCAGTTACAGCTTAGAGCTCCATCAAACACTCGACAAGTTGTCTCTCAAATGCAGAGGCAGCTCAGGGGTGTTAATGTAAATGTAAACGTAAGAACAGCAGCAGCATCTAGACAAGTTAACACTCTAAATTCTGCTACTCAGAAACTAAACAAAAGCGGTGCGAATATAGGGAAAACTTTTGCCGTATCTCTTAGGAGATTCGCGGCATTCTCTATTGCAACTAGAGCAGTTACTCTCTTCAGCAATAAACTATCTGCTGGCATAGAAGATGCTATACAGTTTGAAAGAGAGTTAGTCAAGATTTCTCAGGTCACTGGGAAAACTATTACTCAGTTAAACGGTCTTTCTTCTACGATTACTAGACTTTCTACAAGTTTAGGTACTTCCAGTAAATCATTGCTTTCTACTGGTAGGATTCTTGCTCAAGCAGGTATTCAAGCAAAAGACCTAGATACTGCTTTGGATGCTCTTGCAAAAACAACTCTTGCTCCTACGTTTGATGATATAACAAAAACGGCAGAGGGCGCAGTTGCTATTCTGGCACAGTTTGGAAAAGGTGTTGGCGCTCTTAAAGAGCAGTTAGGTGCTATCAATGCGGTTGCTGGTCAGTTTGCTGTGGAATCTGGTGACTTGATTTCTGCTGTTCGCCGTACTGGTGGTGTGTTTAAATCTGCGGGTGGTGAACTTAATGAACTCATAGGTTTGTTCACAAGTGTTCGTGCAACAACCCGTGAAAGTGCAGAAAGTATTGCAACTGGTCTTAGAACTATCTTTACACGTATTCAACGTCCTAAGACTATAGAATTTCTTAAACAGTTTGGTGTTGAACTTACAGATCTAAACGGTAAGTTTGTTGGACCTTTTGAAGCAGTTAAAAGACTGAGCGCTGCATTTAAAGGGTTAGAAGAAGGTGATATTACTTTTGTTAGAGTCGCGGAAGAACTTGGTGGTTTCCGTCAGATTGGTAAAGTTATACCACTTATTCAACAGTTTGAAGTTGCTGAACGAGCAAGGGCAGCAGCAGTAAAGGGTGCAAACTCTCTGGATAGAGATGCTGCTACCGCACAGCAAGCATTAGCAGTTCAGTTTGAGAAAACAAGAGAAAGATTTCTGGCATTGATTCGTGATATTGCTGGAAGTAATTCTATTCAAACTCTCGTTCGTAGCACTCTTAGTTTAGCAGAATCCCTTACTAAAGTCTTAGAAGCGCTTAAACCAATTATACCTTTGCTGGGTGCTATGGCCGGCGTAAAACTTGCCGGTGTACTGGGCGCTGGAGCAAGGGGTTTAGGTGGAGCGCTTGCTAGAAGAAATGCTGGCGGTCCTATAGGATTGAATCGCGGAGGTATGGTTCCCGGTACTGGGAATACAGATACAGTTCCGGCAATGCTTACTTCTGGTGAGTTTGTAATTCGCAAGAATAGTGTTAGAAAAATAGGCGCTGATAATCTTGCTCGAATGAATGCTACAGGTTTTGCTGCTGGAGGTCAAGTTGTAAGGGGTAGACATGGTTATGGTCCTCAATCTCCTACTTTAAGGGAAGCAGTAGCAGCACGAAAAAAACAAGCAGTGGCAGACCCAACTAAAACGATAACAGGGGGCAAAAAAGGCGTAGGAACGATGACGCCACTAACTTCCGCTCAGAGAAAAGCGGAATTAAAAGCAAGCAAGTTTGCAGATGAAGATATTTACGCTGCTGCATTTTTAACGCCAGAGGGTAGAGATCAACAATATAAAGGGTTCATTAAAAAAGACAATCTACAGAAAGCGATTAGAGCATCCCTTCCCGCAGGAATGGTTAATTTTACCAAATCGAAGAAAAAGGGGCAATTAACAGGGGCTAACTATCAAGCTGTTGCTGAAAAATATGCTAGAAGAAACACTTTTAGAATTGATGCTGGATCACTTGAAAAGGTAGCTGCAAACAAACTAGAAGATACTCTTTTAGACGGAGTTGTTAGTACTACCAGAAAAGGCGCAAAACAAATAAATAATTCCTTGGGAATACAAGGTACTGAAAACATAGCAGATGCTTTAAAGAGCTCAAACATAGATCAGGTTATGGGAAACCTGTTTGAATTAGTTTTAACCAATGCTGGCGCACCATTTGGCGTACCTGACACAGATCCTCCTAATGCTCCTTTTGATTTTCCTCAAGGTTTAGGTTCTTCTATAGCAAAACAGTTTGGGATAGGTTCAAAATCTAAAACTGACGCAAAGTCTTTCTTTAGTACTCCAAACTTAGCGTCTATGAACAAAAAAGTTCAAAACGAACTTGCAAATGAAACTATAAAAGAATTAACACCTATATTTAAAGAATTGCAGGTGTCAGAAAAAAGAGCAACCGCTACTCTAAACTCTGGTGGTCCTACTCCTAAGTCCGATGTTGTTCCTGCTATGCTAACTCCGGGTGAGTTTGTTATAAATAAAGGCGCTGCCAAGCAGATCGGCATGGGCAACCTAAATAGAATGAACAAACACGGGGTTGCTGGGTTTGCTGCTGGTGGAGTTGTTAGAAGTGGTAGAAATAATTATGGTTCCGACGCAGGCATGGGTATGCAAATCAGGACACCCGGAGGAGGATCTATTAGTGCTGGCGCAAGCAATGCTTCAATAAGTTCAGCGATGGGAACTAAAGATGCAACACAAGCGTCTACAAAAGCAATTAACGATCAGACTAAGGCAACCGAGAAATTAACGAAGGGTCATAACGATCAAGAGAAGAAGATAAAAAGTAACAATGCTGGCATGAAGACGATGGGACTTGTTATGGCAGCAAGTATGATTCCTCGTTTTGAAGATGCTGACAGTGGAATAAAAGCTGCTGCAAACTCTATGCTTGATTTATCAATGCAAGTTGGTGTTGTTATGATGGCACTTGATGCCTTTGGGGTAAAGTTGAATTTTAGCGGTGCTAATCCCGGAATGTCTAAAAAGGGTTTTGGTCAGTCTGGCGGGTTTAGTCAAAGAGGAATGGCCGTAAGAGGTCAAGCGGGTGGGACAAGGTTTGGAAATTTCGCCAGTGATAAGTTGAAACTTAAAGAAGGTGGAAAGCTTCGGGGTGGAATAACTAAAGGTTTTGCTAAATCAGGGCGTGCAGCGGGCGCCGTTACTGGAGGGATTCTAAACCCAGCAAGTGGAGCTGGCGCAATTACGGGTGCTATTGGACCAATTGTGGCAGTTGCTGCTGCTGCTGGCGCATTGGGAATGGCTATGGATGCGCTATCGGGTGTTCACAAAGAAGCAGAAGTAGCAATCAGGTCGGGTAATGCTGCTAGGGCAGAGGATACTGCTCTTGCTTCTGCAAATGCAAAGTCAAGTACTATGATGGCTGCTGGAGGTGCTGCTGCTGCTGCTGCAATAGCTGCACTCGCAGGCGCGACATTACCTGTGGTTGCTATCATTGGAGGAGTTGCTGCGGCAGGTTTATTACTTATGAAAGCATTTAATGCGTTAGATCCTGCTGTTGAAAAATTTAGAAACTTTATGGTTCTGTTTGGCGGTGCTTCGTCTGAAACAATCAAAGCTCAAGCAGCATCTAAAGCAACTATAGTCGCAGAAGAAAAAACAAGAAAGAAAGCCAATATTGCATTAGCTGCTTCTATGAAAAGAGGCGATAGAGCTGGTGCTGCTCAAGCAGCAAAAGATATTGCAGCATCTGGAGACAGAGAAGCAAAAGCAAGAATGAAAGCTTTGCAAAAAGAAGAAGCAGACGCAATGAGAGCAGCCTCAGGCGGCGGGTTTATGGGACTGGGTGGTGATGGTGGATTAAAAGAGGTTCAAGCAAAAATAGCAGAAGAACAGGAAAAAGAAAGAACCCGAAGAGGTGCTGGTCTAGGAAACGTAATGCAATTAAATCAGGACAGAATAAAAAGAGCAGGAGCAAGGGGTCAAGTATTAGACGCAGATGCACTTGCGGCAGACTTTGATATAAATCTCTCTCAAGCAGGTGAAGCAGGAGTTCAGTTTAGAAAAGATGTTATTGCTATGGCAAAGGCAGCAAAGACAAATGCCGACCAACTCAAAGCATTAAACTTTGGTCTTGCGGGAGCGTCTGCTGCTGCTCAAGGTGCTGCATCTGAACTAGATAGATTTTTAGCATCTAGAGAAACAGGCACTTTTGACGCAACTTCCATTTTAGAACAAGCATTAACTTCTTCTGCTGGTTCTCTGAACCCTCGCGATTTAGCAAGAGCGCAAGGTCAGTTAGGAGCATCAATGAGATCGGTGGGCGCTACTGATGCTCAGATTGCAGAAAGCACTCAGTCTATCGGAGCGTTAGCAAAAGTCCAACAAGTTGGAGAGTCAATATTTAAAAGGGTTGCTTCAACTGCTGAAGAAAGAGGTAGAGGCGGTCCACAAGAGATATTGGAAGATTTCCGACAGCAGTTACGTTCTCAATTAGGAGGGGTTCCCAAGGCGATACAGGACAAGGTGCTGACAGGCATCACTAAACCAGACGGGGATGCGTTAACAGATGCCTTAGACTCTCAAGATTTTTCTAAAGTATTCCAAGGTTCACTAGATGCAGTTAAAACATCACTAAAAGACGGTGCGATAGGCATACAAAAAACAAATCAAGAAAATAATAAAAAGTTAGCAGGTTTATATAAAGAAAGAATCGCTAACGAGTCACAATTCATAGAAGCACAAAAGAAAAGCATACAACTACAATCAGAAGCAGCAGAACTTATAGCAGAATTTTCTGGCAAAGAGTTTACTACTCAACAAAAAACAGGTTTTGCAGAAAGAGAAGCAAGAGCAGGTTTGGGTGCGGGCGCTGACTTGTCGGCAAGTGGACTTATTGCTAGGTCTAGACTTGCTTCGCAGCAGGTAATTGCCGGTAGACAAGTTTTAAGTAGACCTAGTTTTAGTGATCCTAGACAAGCAGCTGTTGCCGCTGGACAAGTACAAAACGCAGAAGGCGATCAGCAAGAAATACTTAAATTTGCAAGAGACAGGATTAAAATATATAAAGATGAGATTTCGGCAGCGAAAGATAAACTAAAGTTAGATCAAGAGGCAGCAAAAGCAGCATTGTCGGGAGATCAACAGGGTCAGTTTGAAGCAACATTAGCGTCCATTGCCGCAAGTGCGTTTAGAAGCGGCAACGCTGGTCTTTTAGGTCAAATTGAAGGAGACGCAAGACTTAAAGGATTTGAATCGTTATCAGACAGTGAGAAAAAGGCATCTGAAGGCACACTGAAAGCACTTGGATTAAGCAGTTCACTCGCAGAATCTCTTGCTGAATCAACTCCTGAACTTGATAAACTTCAATCCGCAGCAGCGCAGACTGCTCAAGTAATAGCAGAAGTTGGAAAGAACCTAGAATCAATAGCAAAAGGTAAATTTGATCAAACCACAATGGATATAAAACAAGCAACAATACGTATTGGTCAGAGTGTACAAAGACAAAATCAACCTCAACAGTTTAGAGGTCAAGGATCGCCTGCTCCGCAAACTAGATCGCGAGGTGGAATTATATATGCTAGTAACGGAATGTTTGTACCAAGAGGCACAGACACTGTTCCTGCCATGTTGACACCCGGAGAGTTTGTTGTTAATCGCGCAGCAGTTCAGCGTGGTAATAATTTACAAGTATTAAGAGCAATGAATAATAGTGGGTCATCTGCTGGTGAGGGTGCAGCATACATGAATGCGGGCGGTCCAGTAAGATATAGAAATGGAGGTTCAAGCGGACCAGAAGCAGGTGGAGGAATGTTTGGTGGATTTAGCGAGTCTATAACTAAATTTACTAACTCTTTATCTAGTTTTAGTACATCTGTAGAAAAACTTATTGGGTTTGAGTTTAAGTTAAAGCTAGATCCGGTAAATATAACTGTTAGTATAAACGAAGGTTCACTAAAGAAAGATGTCAAAGATCAAGTGCTAATGGCAGTTGTAGACGAAATTCAAATTAATCAACTAGGACAATTAGAGAAGAAGGCATAATGTTACAGTTAAGTTGTTCATGCGACGGTCTATCTCAAGAGGCAATTGCCGAAGGTGTTATATCCGCACAAACATCCATGAGGATGGCGGCAGACACTAAGGTTAAAGCAATGGGTAGACTACAGTCTCCCATATTAAAACCTGATTACGAAAAGTGTTTACCTGTAACGCTCATAGAAACTGCTGTGGGTGAAGGTCCGATATACGACATTGAAATAGATCCTTATCAGTTTGGAGATTGCGATTATGATAGTTCTTATTACAACACAAACGATTACTGTGACTTAGAAGACGGTAAAATAAAAGAAGAAATATTAGAGTACATTGTAAATGACGGTCAAGCAGTAATAGATTATGATATTGGTGTTCAACCAACCTTCTTTAGCGGTGCTATTGGCGAAGAGGTAATTTGGATATCTCCTGCTCTGGTCGATAAAAACTATGAGAAAGAGTATGATGTCTCTTATGATTATTCTACTTTACCAAGCGATCCTCTAGATATCTTTGACCCTGATTATATCTGTTGTGATAGTATTAATCTCACAGATCCTAACAGAAAAAAAATTATAGATATAATTGATCCCGATTATACTGCCCCCTGCGATTGCTGTCCTAGACCAAGACCCGGACAAAGAGCTGAGGCAATTAGACCAAAACACAATGTGTTAGATTCTCAATTATCTAAAGATGGTAAGCATTATGCTTTTGCTTACAAAAATCTTTTTAAAAATGAGATAATTATAGAAGTACACGATAGAACCGAAGAAAGTTGGGCATACTTAGCTAAGATCAAAACAGAGCTCACAAACTTTGGCGCTTTCACTCTTAATGCAGACGCGACATTGATTGCCGTTTCTGACCACGAAGAAAGTTCTGTTCACGAAAAGTCCGGTAGGATTAAAATATACCAATTTGACGCTCTTGATAAACAGTACGTTAGAGTAGATCAATTAGGTTTTGATACTGGTATTGCAAAATCGTTTACACCATCTGGATTTGATTTTAATTATCAAGATGACATAAGAACGCCCAGAAACTTTATTATACAAAGACAAGACGATGAAGTTTTTGTGCTGGGTGAATTTCCTCAAATGTTCAGCGACTCTTTTGCTGAAGTATCTGAAGACCTTATTGATGTTGACAGAATATTCAACACAACCAACGAAGATGACTTCTTCGCACTCTTAGGCGCTAATACTTTTGATAATTACGTAGCAATACTAAAAGACAAAACAATAAGAACTTGGGGTAATATATTTCTGCCTGATGGAGTTGCTAAATCAGTAAACGGAAAAGCAGAAGACATAGTGTCTAGCAAGAAGGCATTTGCTCTATTAACAACAGACAGTAAGGTAGAGTGCTGGGGTGATGTAGAAAAGTTTTCTTGGAGAAAGATAGACGAAGTAGACGGAGAGCATTACGATGTTTCTGACAGTCTTACTGACGTTAAAAAAATATTTTCTAACTCAGATTGTTTTGCTGCTCTTAAAAACAACGGTCAGGTTGTAAGCTTTTCAAAAAGATTTGGAGATCACCTACTAGGAGGAAGTCCGTATGTGTGGTCTGAGTTTGAAGTTACACCTAGATCTGAAGTAGATTTATCTAACATTGAAACAATAGTTGGCGGTAAACAGTGTTTTGCTGCAATAACTAAAAATATTCCTGAAATAAAAAGAAATACTCTTGCTTGTTGGGGTAATGAAAAATTTGGCGGCGATGTAGATAGAAACTTATTTGGTTCTAAAATAGGTATTGAGACAATAGAATCAAACAGGTCTGGATTTGCTGCAATAGGAAAAGATAAAAAAATAACCACTTGGGGTTCTACAGATGTAGGCACAGAGGATCAGCAGTCTAGTTTAGCTCAGGATGATAATTTTAAGACACATATTCATCCCTCTATATCAGATGCAGGTAATCCAGCATACCAGCAAAGTCAATATGTAAAATCGAAACTTGGGTCGGAAGCATTTTCAAAAATAGTTCCTTCTCTTTTTTCTTTTGCTGTTTTAACAGAGGGCGGTCTGGTTGTAACTTGGGGAAATCCTTATGCGGGCGGTTTGTCGTTTTTAGATGATTCTTCTGGACTCAACAGTTTAATAGCATTACCAGACAATGTGACACTATTAAATTCTGAGTCAGATCTTACTGGTGTATCTGAAATATATGCTACAGCAGCTGCCTTTGCTGCACTGAAAACAGACGGAACCATTGTTACTTGGGGCAACACACAATTCGGTGGAGACTCATCTGGTATAAGTCTTAATAATATTGCCAAGGTAGCGAGTACGGTAGGCGCTTTTGCTACTATAAATAAAACGGGAGGAATTGTCGCTTGGGGTGATAAGGAATTTGGTGGTCAAACAAGTTTTAATAATACAGATCCAGCAATAGACCTAAGTTCTGGGTTTACGGAAATATACGCAACAAAAAGTGGGTTCTTAGCATTTAAAGCTGATGGAACAGTTGTTGGTTGGGGTGATGACGCTAACTTTAAGGGTATAAAAAGTTTAGAATTCACAGGTTTGTTTGGTAGATCTAAAAACTTCGGACTAGGTTATTCGCTTTCGTTTAATGATGCGGGCGACAAATTAATATGTGGAAATAAAAAGAGAACATACCTCAGTACTTCTTTTGAGGTAGGATCTATCAAAGCGTATCAAAGAAATCCCACGACTTTAAGGTGGAGAAGATTTGGTCAAGAAATAAAGACCGCTACCGCTTTTGACATGGCAATGGGAAGAATGGTTAAGTCTGATTCTACTGGTAATCGACTTGCTGCTTATGAAATAGTAAGCTCAGATAATGAATTCCCATCAAAACTAGGTATATATGAATATGATGCCGGTTCTTGGAAAAGGTCTGATCGAGTAAACTTGTTTCCTCACAGCAAAACATACTCTCCATTTATAAATAAAAGCAAGAACATTAGAATACCACACGGTATAGATATTAGTTCTGACGGAAAAACAGTCGCTTTTGGTTCTGTTAGTCCAGAGGGTGACGACCTAAACGGCAAGGTGCTTGTTGCTAAGTTTGATGAAAACACTGGTCGATATAGTAACTCTGGCGTTATCAATCCAGACCCAGTAATAACCACTGCAAGCGATGGTATTAACAAGAACTGGAATCCCTCTAGATTGTTTGGTGAAAATGTTTCACTTTCTCATGACGGTAACAAGATCTTGGTTTCTAGTAGAGAATCTGCCTCTATATATGAATACTCATTAATATTAGATTACAATCTAACAAACGACTGGACAAAAGTCTCTCAAGTTTACTCTTACGACGACCCTAAAAGAAAAACATTCTACCAAGCGTCCGATTCTAATTCTGATTTTGGTAGACTCATATCTGCTCACATGAGTTCTGGAGCAGACTTTGTTTCTTCTACACATTTTGATGACAGCGTATCCACGAAACAGTATGGTCACTATGTTTACAAAATTGATCATTCTAAACCTATAGACAGATTTGACTACGATCATAAAAATAACTATCTGTCTTTCATGAACGCGACGATACAAAAGTCTGGAATTTATTCTCAAATACTTTACAGTAAAGATTCTTCTATAGCAGATACTTCAAGCAATTTGGGATCTAAGCAATCCATAGCGATTGGCAAGAAGTCTAACACGGCTGCCTCAACCTATGCATTTTGGTCAGATGTAAAACTGAGAACCACCGGGGCAGAAATACTGAAAGTAGGCAATCACAAAATATCATTAAAAGTAACATCTAAAAGTTTTGATAGAAAAAGACAAATAGAAGTTATCTTTAATGGAAGTTCTGTCAATAAAACTTTTAAGGGTAGTTTAATACCTAGTAATGAATATGACGACCTATTTCATTTTGCTATCACTGTAGATACCACAAATAAAGTAATTCAATTCTACGAGGCGGGAAGATTATTAGAAACATTTAAAGATGACAACATAACTCTTTCTACAAACAAGACCGATTCTTACATCGGAGGATTCTCAAATAACAATACTCCTTCACAAAGTATTTTGGACGATATTAGAGTTTTCTCTAAGATTCTTTCCAGAGATGAGATTTTTAAACTAGCAAACCATAGAAAAATTGCATTCAGATTAGATCAATACTACTATGATGTTGTTAGCGCTAATTGCAATTCATTTAGACTAGAATTTACCAGCGGAACCTACCTAGATGTTCCAATTAAAAATCTTTGCCAAGAGACTATAGAGAGAAACGATTGCGGAAAGGTTATAAGTTCTGGTTGCGTAGTTGACGCAAAAGTTAAGTTTTGCTACTACACAGGACTTCCGCATCCTACCTACGTAAAATCATTTGGTAGATCAAGAGACGAGGATACTGCATATTTAAAGAATCCATATCTAAATGAAGTTATAACATCTCTTAGCGGAACATGCGAGACGGTTAATGAGTTAGACGAAGCCTTCAATGTTTATGGAAGCGATTTCTTTATCTGGGGTTCTTCTCCAGTGCCTCCTCCTTTCGACAATCAGGTTGTAGAAGGTTCTGGTTCTCTCTTAGGTTTTGTTAACAAGGTACACAGTCCCGGCAAAGAATTAGAGGGAATTGCTTTAATACAGTCTAGATCAAATCTAGACTTTGGTCTTGCTGTCTCAGGTTTTGAGAATGCGACTCTAACAACTTCTTCAAAATGGTTAGAGAAGTTTAATGGCGATTTTGGTAATTGGACTGCAAATCAAGTAATATACCCTAAAGAAGATGTTAGTTCTAGTGGGTTCATCAACAAGTCTAAGGAGTCCACAAATCTTTACCAAAGTATTGACGAAGGTGTTTTTGTTGGCAATTCTTATTATAGCAAAGACTATAGTATTGTTGCAGATGATTCCACCTCTTACATAACTGCATCTTCTATAAATACAGAGTTTGAAGCAAACTATAAGTTTAAGTTTACGGATTTACTTGTTAGACCAGCAGAAAACAGACTTAGAATAAAAATGTCTGGTCCGTTGAAAAACTATGAATCAGATTTACCTCCTAAGTTTCACTTTACTGACGTAAAGATGGAAGATCCTTCTGGTGGTCTTATTTGTGAATACGAGGACTTTACTTTTATTGGCGATTCAAACCAATATATAGACGACGCCAACTTTGTAACATACTCGCTAAAACCATCTCTCAACTATGCAGAGAGGTATCAGTGGCAAGATAACTATCCAAATCTTTATGTAACCTCTGGTCACACGCTTTCATTCAACGTGACATCAGAAGACATGGGGCATCCATATTCAAAATCTGCGTACACATTTGGTTTTAAAGGCGATAATGACTTTGTTGCATCTGATCAAGAATACAAAGACTTTTTCAGTGTTAGTGGTATAAATCCAAGTCTAAGAATAACGGCGATAGAACTCTATGCAAGTGGAAGAAAGATCCCTTACAAAGAGAACTTCATGAACACCTATATCTTAGGTCAGACACAAGGAGGAAGAGTAGAAAGAGTAATAAAACCAACAGCGTTCTTGTTGTCAGATTTTGATACTGGTATTCGTCCTGCTGCGTCTTCCATCTGGGAGGGTTCTCATGGTAGAAATAATTCTAGCAAACTAGGCGCTTTAGAACTGCTTTCTAACATAAGGGGTTCTGGATATGACAAATATATAACTACTCACAATGATGCAAGTCAGTCTGGTAAACTTATTCTTCAATTTGGTCATCAGCGTGACGATACTTTCTACGAAGTTAAACCAGATTCGTTCCTTCAAAATTCTTTCTCTAATATTTTCTCTAGATGGTTTGATGAAGATCAGGGAGTATTTAATGCTAAAGACAAGTTAACACCTCATCAAGACGGGTTCTTTAAAGTAGAAGATATTAAACTAAGAGTCTTGGCAAAGAAAAATGTTGGTGCTGCAAATTATGTCTTAGATGTTGTTGGTTATAGCGATGACTGCATAATTCATGTAACTCCTGCTATGGGAGGATTCTTACAAAATACTCCTAGTCAAGACGTTGTAGACTATTCTGATGATAGTATTACAACTTTTTCTCCGCAGGGAACTGTACCAACGGATTCTGGATTTGGAAATGTTGATGATCTAGGTCTTAGTACTGAACCTGTTTCAAATAAAGATCAATACTTTGAAGACAACACTAGCAACAATCTCGGTGGCGACCATGATCTGATTTCTACCTATCCTGTTGTGTCAGCAACAGAATTTAAGTGGTATGAGATACCGTTAAGAATATATAAAGATGATGTTGAACTAGGCAGAATAATAGACTATACTCAAAGCACATACCTAGAAAAACTATTTTTGGATATTTATCCTTTACCTAGTGGCGCTTCAATCGGCGCAATAGAGTTGGCGGTTAGGTATAGACCTCAGTCAGCGCTTGAGATGATTGTAGAAGGTGGTGATTATAGAAAGATACAAGACGGCAGAACAGAAGGGTCGTTCTATCCTGTTGCTAGACAGGTCTCTACAGATCCTATATTTAATGCTGGTTCTGGATTCGCTCCGCTTTCTAGGATCGAAAATATACCTCATGCGTATGCTTCGCCTGATACAATAAAAACAAACTATGCTAGAAGATGGAGAGGTGTTAACGGTGTTGCTGGACATGCATTCCAAATAGATCAATTTAGCAGGGCGTTTGACGAGAGACGAATAAACACGCCATTCTTAATGTCTCACGTAGACTTTAGCAACTTGGAAGACGATGCGCCCACTTCTGTTAAGTTCTCTTCTGAGAAAACCTTTGAAAACGTTCACATGACGTTAACTGAGAACGGAACACCAACAAGCCCAGACATACACCAAAACGTTGGAATGAGATTTAGTAGCGGAACAATGTTTGGTTCTCTATTGCCATCCTACTCTGGTAACTATAAAACAGCAGACTGGACATCTTTAATTAATGGTTCAAATAACTTTACAGACCATGAGCTTTACGGACAAATATTTGATGGTTACGATAGGGTCGTAAGATTTTCAACTAAGACTACCCTAGAGTTAGGAGAAAACATTAATCCTTCTAGTGGTGTTTCTGCATTCATTAGGTTTATACCAGATGCTAACGCAAGCGGAATTGGTTACAATTTCTATAACTCTAGTACACTGTTTAGCACTCAGTTTGCTTCTATTCCTAGTCGATCAGGTTTGGTGGTAGGTTTTAAAGATGGTTATCTTTTTGCTTCCGGTCACACCACCACTTCAAATTTCCTTATACAAGATACTATAAAGTATAGCGGTTATCAGTATCCATTGTCCGTATTGTTTACTTACGACGAAAATGGCGACAATAGAGCAAGGTTGTATACCGACAACGAACTATACCAAGGTGATTTCCAAAACATTAGGGCGTCGAGTGAACCTATCCAGATGGAAAATCTGAGCGATAAGTTTACCTTTGGTTATGCAGGATCTTCTGTTTCTGGTATGCCTATGTTGATCAGCGAAGTCGGCGTAACAAACAGTGGAAATATTCTTAACTCTGGCGCCCAACTCCAAGACAATCAAGTAAGCATAACTGAGTTCTTTGATAATATAAGGGTTAAGTTCTTTAATCCTAACGAAAGCATAAGTAACGATAACTTTAAACTTTGGTCGTATGTTGATGAAAATACTTATACAGATTGGTATTTAGGTGCATTTAAATCCTGCGAGTACAATTTTGAGTTTGATTCACTAAATAGCATCAAGGGTAAAAAAGCAGGCAGAGACCTTATAAACTTTAAGTTTGATTCTGATGGATCTGCATACTCTACCTACGCAACCAAGGATATGCCTAACACCGTAAACTCTGGTGTTGCTTATCACAGTCAATTGGAAAATGACTTCCTTAGATTCTACTTGTCAGACGCTTCTTCCAACTTCTACGCAACTCATAGAAGGGTTGCAAAAAGTCTACCTAGAAACTACGACTTTGCAGAAAAAGCATTGGTTGTAGAAAGCATTATTGAGCATAGCTCTAGCGGAAGTATGGTTTGGGATGATGGAAATGTCGGTCCTAAACTGATAGTAAGTTTGTATACCAAGAACAAAGAACCTTATTACGTAACAGATGATCCTAACTGGGGTCTTATTAATAGACATTATCACTACCTGCAACCATCCAGTTGCTTTACCAGACTAGATAGCACGTTTACGTATGGTGATTACTGTGACGACACAGAAAAGTGGGCATTGTTCCCAGAGGAGAAAAAACTTTCAGAGTTGACAGAAAAGTTTTATTCTAAAGATATAGATGATATGTTTGTTCAATATGATATAGCATATCCTTCTGGTTCTTCTCTTCGCTCAAATCTTAATGTTCACACTGTTCATGTTAGAGCAGAGGATGCTTGGGTTAAACCAACGGCAGATTCTGGTTCACTGAATTTGACGACAAGTGGTAATATTGTTGAATCCGTGAAGATGGACATGTATATGTTTGGGGTGTCTGGTTCTTTGAATGACACTCTTGGTCTTTGTATGAGCGGTGTGAAACCCGTAAAGGCATCTGGAGACTTTATACTTTGTGTTAGTGGCGCTAAAGCAACAAACGATACCCTTGGACTATACACATTAGACTATGGAACAATAAACAACTCTGACGGAAACGTTGTATCTTCATTGCCTCCTTATCTTGATTTTGTTGTAGGAGACCACGATCCGGGTCAGTTTGGATTCTTCTTGGTTACGTCTGGAGCGCCAGAACCAGTTATAACAACTTTAAACAATCTGTCTGGAACAAATGGTTCTGGAATGGGCATGTTTATAGAAGGACTAGGATTTACCAGCGGTATCCTGCCTTTATCTGTAGCGAACGATCAGCAAGCTAGTTCCGATAGCGGTGTACTTAAAATGTCTGTATTTGCTGATTCTGGTGTTCCAAGAATTCAGAGTCAGATGCCAATATTCTTGTTACAAGAACAGTATTTTGCAGAATCTGATAGTGATTTTGGCGATACGTCAGGCAACTTTAATTTGTCTCTTGTTGGCGCTGCCATAAACAACAATACTATTAGCGAGACCGCAAACTTGTATCTTGAGGGTCAAGAGTCTCTACAAGTAAGTGGACTCATGAACTTGTTCCTAGACGGACCTCCTGACCCAACTATTCAAAGTGGAATATTAGAGTTATTAATTAGAAATAATAATCTAAGATCAGAAAGTAATGTTCCCGGAAATCCTCTTGTTTTCTGGAATGGGGAAAACTATGGAACCTCCATAGATATTCAAGATAATATTTATGCCACGTTTAGCGCAGACGACGAAATAAGAGGTGTAGATTTATTTGGGTTTGGTTTCTGTGATAGCGACAGTCCAGACAAAGCGTTTGATGAAGCGCTCGTTGTTGACGATGTTGTTTATAGAGACAGAGTTTGTAATGATGGCGGGATATTTAGAGCAACTGCAACATACACAAATGAGGCAGCGGGATATCAAGACAATTATTACGGAATAAGAAAATTAACTGGACTCAAAAAAGGACGACCATATCTTGTAAACCTAAAAATAACAACCGGAAACACAGATCCTATTCCTGTGCCTAATGATTGGGAAGAATGGGAATATGGAATTTGTGACCCAGCATTTGATAGTATGTGTTGCACTAGAGATTGTGACCAAGCACTTGCGTTTAGTGGTGTTAAACTTATTGGTGATTATCCATATCTTAGTGGTAATTCGAGTCTTATAGATGTAAGCGGAAGGCAAGCGGGCGACAACTACGGAAAGAGCATGAGGGTCAAGAAAGACTTGCTTGCAGTAGGTGCGCCTAACCACAATGTAAACGATGCTAGTGGTTATTATCTAGAAGACGCTGGCGCTATATTCCTATACAGAAGAGATCAAGAAGTAGCAGGCAAAAAAGCAGATTGGCAACTAGAAGAGAAATTACTTCTGCCTCTTGGGGCGAGAAGAGACTTTGTAAGTAGAAAAACAGGAACTCTAGTAAACTTTGGAAACTTCTCCATAGCGGGTCAACAATGGGAGATTGGTCAAGAGGGTAGAGAATTAGGATTCTCATTAGATGTCTGTCAAAGCGGAGAAAGAGAAGTTGTTGTTGCTGGTGGACCGGGAGGCAAATGGTCTAGAACATTCCCAACCGTTGTAACTTCTGGTGTCCCAGTATTTATGATGCTCTTTACGGACAAGTTTACTTACAACAGAACCAAACTAAAAGAAATAGTTAGAACTGCCAGAAAGTATGACATACTGTATAAGTATTTCTCTGCTCCTTGGGGTACTTCTCCAGATGAATGGCATCCTGAATTAGATGTAAACCTTCTAATATGCCAGATGTTTACTAGTGATAACATAGACGACCTTCCGTCTGTTCCAAACACTAGAGAGCCTTGGTTCAATCATATGTACTTGAACGATGTTCTTGATCCAGATATAAACAAAAACGAAGCAATTAATACTGGTGTTAGCGGTGTTATTTCTAAATTTAAAGAAATATTCCCACATAGAAATGCCCTACACAGTGGTGTACCTCCAATAGTAGGTATTTTTGGTGACAACACATTCTCTACAAACTTTACCAACTCGTTTAAACCTATACTAGATCAATTCGTAGACTTCTATAATGACTACTCGCTTGCCAGCGGCGTTTACGATGCGGTAAACTCTAATCCAAGTAAAGGTTATGTAAATCAGATATTTGACGACGCATTTAATTGGGATCAAGCATCTGTAGAAATATTGAACAAAACACTAGACAGTGGTAATTTGATACTCACAGATAATCTTAAATTTATCACAAGCGGCGTTGGTCAAGAATATGCGAGAGATGATTCTGTTGAATTCCAATCTCCACCTGAGTCTGGCGGAAGGGTCTATATATTCGAGAAAGAGTATGGAGACTGGAACCTTATCCAAGATATAATATCACCAGAAGAAGAAGCTCTTAACGGAAGTTACGACACAGACGACTTCATTCCGGGTTATGGCGATCAGAAACCTATGGATAGATTTGGCCATGCCGTTTCTATCAGCGACAACAGTGAAATCATTTCTGTTGGTTCGCCATATATCAACGAAGCATGTCAGATTTACGAGAGAGACGACTCAGAAAATACCAGAATGTACACAGTTGTTCTAGACTGGTTGACTGAAACTCATGATCCGTTTACCAAGGATCTTCAGTCTCACATTGATCGTTACAATGAATTATTGGCAGCGTCAGGAGCTACTGTCGCAAGACTGGAAGTTTATAAAGATCTTAGTAAATTAGATAAATTCTTGCTTAGAAAAAATAAAGACATTAGACTTTACAGAAAAGTCTTTAACTATGATTATACAGACATTAAGTACACGGGATCGTGGGGTGTTATACCTCAAGAGTTTGCTGGTACTTCTAGATTAGGATTTAGCACTGCTATCGACGAAGAAGGTGATGTAGTGGCGTTTGGCGCTCCTACTGACTCCTTTAATGAGTTTGATGACTACAACGTTTGGTATGGTGGTGTTAGAAGTAGAACAAATTATCCTAAAAACAACACTTGGGCATCTTATACAAATGCCGGTGCTATTAGAGTCTTTGAGTCAAGAAAATACTTCAAGCACAACAAAGCGGTTGAGTTCTTTAAGTTTGGTAACTTGGATAGAAGTGTTCATCAAGATATTGATAACCTTAGTTTGTATTATAATAACCTTGGCACGTTCTTTGATGTTGATGGTGTTTCGTTTGAAAGAACGCAGTTTGAAGATATAGAAATACCAACAGATGCTGGTCTTGCATTTATTATTACGCCGGAACTAGATGCCGCTAGTGATGAGATTGTAGATAATATTAAGTCTTGGTTGGCTTTGGGTGATAGAACGTTAGTGTTAGTTGGTAATGACCCTCTGTACGAAGAAAATGGACTGTATGAAAAGTCTAACGATATAATTAACAAAATATTGAAAAAACTCGGTTGTAGAATGAGAATTGTTCCGGCGAGAAACAGAGAAGAATCTCTTGCCGCTGGAGTTACTAATTCTGGTGTGTCTAGTTTGAGATACAATACAGTTCCAGCGAGACTGCCTAGATTCTTACATGAATCTCATGCGATTAGAGGAAATATCTTTGCTAGTGGTGTTGGTGACATTAAAATAGATCTTTCTGATTTAGGTCAAGAAGATTTTTATATTTATCATCCTTGCGACCCAGATACGTTTGATAGATGTGGACTGCCTCTTAAACATATGGGAGACATAAGAGCAGGTTGGGAATCTAAGTGTGATCCAAAAATAGAATACGAAACAAATTGGGGATTCCATTTTGACACACCTAATCCAGCGCAATCTTGCGAGAGATACCCGCAAATACCTAAACCTCTTCTGGTTGTTCCTAATAATGAAATAACACCTGTTATAGCAGCGGCAGAATATAAACCGCAACCTCCAATAATCATAGAGGCAGACAGTGGTACTGAAGAAAGGTGTACTACGATACGGACTGGAACTAGAACGGAAACTATAACCCAAGGAACTACGACCTATAGCTTTGGAACAGAGACGGTTGGCGAACCAGTATTTAATATTCAAGATACAGCCTCTGGTATTAGCGGTATATACAACTCATTCAATCATGTTAAGTCTGAGTACAAAGAAGGATTCTTCTTCAATCCAGATAAAGAAAATACTAGAGATGGAATCATTCAGGCGAAGGGTACATCTTTCTATGGAGAACCTGCCTCTTCAAGAAGAAAGGTTAGTGACTTTAGTATTTATGTTGCAGAAGAAATATTTACAGATAACGATAGCAACAAGTTGTACATGATCGCCTCCATGCTTCCAGAAAATGGTTGGAGCATGGGAGACTTGTTTGGAGATGAGTTTGATCCAAGGAATAATGACCAAAATATAGCATTCTACAACAACTTGGTTATGGAAAATTGCACATCTAGGGCAAACATTTATCAACTAGGCGACTGGACTGGTAGATCATCCCTAGAAAATGCTTTCTCAGATTCTGTTGTTGAAAAAGTATTGAAGAAAAATGGTCATTTTGTTGTAAATAATGCTACAAATATTCCTAGTGTTTGTAATGTGCTTTGGATAGCAGATCCGCTAAATGCTCCTACTGACGACAACATGAAAGCAATCAAAGATTGGTTGGCAGAAGGAGATAAAAAGATTGTCGTAACCTACGGCAAAACACAGCAATCCGCAGACAATGTTGCCATACTGTGTGATAAACTTGGTATCGGAACTAAACCTTTCTTTGTTGAGGGGGATGACAATAAGTATTATGTTCAAGATACAGATATAATCAGAGAGTCTAACTTGACTTCATGTTGCCCAGTGGAAGGAGATGATACCAGTAAATTACAGTTATTAGACGATTCTAACATTGCAATATCAGGTTGCGAAACATACACTTGGGCTAATTCTTACGGAGTTAACACGAAGGTTGATAAACTTTCTGCAATACCTAACGGTGCAGATCCAATAAACCTTGAGGTTGAATTTGACCCAGAGGGCGATGGGTTTACCGACTACGCATATATTCCTATTAAACTTGGTCCAAGCGGAACCTCTGTAGTCAAGTTTAGAGATCCTATATACGAAAATTTCACAGAAAATCCAGATTTATTCTGGAAAATAGTAACAAAAGAAAGTAGCATAGAGTTCCCCGTAGTACAAAACTCAGGTTACAGATTATTTGCGGAATGGGTATCTGAAACAGATGAAGAAAAGTACGACATACTTGCTTGTGTTGATGACTTGACTGTTAAGTTCTCTCCAGAACCCGGAAATGAAAGCACAAACCCCGGAGATTACGCAGACAAGTATCTGGACAAAACTCCAAAATACAGCAAGAAAACTGCAACTTGGGACTTTAGAGTTAAAGAAGGTTTTGATTCTGTTAAGATCAAGTTTGACACAAAAGAGTGGCATGTTCCTAGAATATCTAGCGAGGGTCAACCAACTCCATTTACACCTAGAGTGTTGGCAATATCTGGATACCTTATTCCTATCCTCGCTGAGTATAACGAGACAACAACCACTAAGGATTATCCAATATTTGAAACTATATGTAGTGGTATAGATTGGTACTCGCCAGCAAGGACGATAGAGCAACCAGATATATTCAGACCAATTTCTACTAATCATAGAAAGTATTGTCCTCCAAATGTAGAACTTTGCTCTGGTTTGAATCCTAATCTGGACGTAGAAGATGGTCCTGTGATCGTTGCAGACGAACTAGAACACTTCACAAACTTTGATCAAGGTCTAAACAGGTCTAGAATTATTCTTGTTACAGACTCTACAATTATTCAGGGTCAGTCTCCACACTTTAGATCTGATCCAAACTCAGAAAATGGTTTGTTTATTAGAAGTCTATATCCTTCAAGTCCAGAAAAAGAACTTGGATATGAGGGCGAGCTAGAGATATCACCTAAAGGAAGAAGATTTGAGTTCAAGCAAAAACTTCGCGCGCCAGAAAAAGGAAGTCCCGCGAAATACTTTGCTGCCAGCGGAATGCAAAACTTGGTAGACAGATTCGGTTACAACGGAAAAGCGGGACAACTTGAAAATTACACAGACCAAGAAGATACTTTCGTCTTAGGTGATGTTCTTAGATTAAAGAGTCCTATAAAACCAATAGAGATAGAGCAGGCAATAGAATTCTTTGGAGAAGAAGTCATACCTGATTACGGCGTATTCCCAAGATTTAGTGGTATGTACGGAGAAGCGACCGATACATATGATCCTAAGTACATAGACGCCGGAATTAAGGGTGGTATTTCTCGCTATCAAGAAGAAAGAGGTCATGATTACTTAGAGTTTGTTGCTATGAACTCTGGTTATCCGGGAGATTTGTTTGGTTGGTCTATAGACATATACAAAAACAAACTGGTTGTTGGAGCTCCATTCAATGGATTCAACAGTGGTGATTTGGTTAGTTGGTCCGGTGTTACTGAGGCATACAATGCTTCCAATGTTGCTTCTGGTTTGAAACTTGGAAAGAATGGTGGTGGGGGTTCAGCATTCTACTATGAAAGAACGGGTCGCGGAACAAATGCTGTTTCTGAGTTCCTTCCTTGGGAGTTTAAGCAAAAACTTAAACCTAATGATAGTGTAGGCGTTGGTTCAGATTCTAGCGAGAGCGGAAGTTTCCCAGACAGATTTGGATACTCTGTTGCTATTAATTCTGATTTTATAGCAGTGGGTTCTCCTTGCCATGATTACGAAATGTTACATCATCATATCTACAGCGGAACCTCTTCGTTTATAAGAAAAGAGTTTACATCTCAGTTTGCAATACCTGATCACAAGATGTACGATTTAGGAGTTTCTGGTATTCGTGTTGATAGATTTAATAATCTTAGTGGTAACATGATTATGAACAATGGTGCTGTTTACACCTTTAGGCACAAGACGCAGAACTTTGAAGATAAACCTAAAACGTGGGAGTTCGTAGAAAAGAAAAATGCTCAAGGATACCTAGACAGAACATCTGCCGTTGGAGCAACAAGCGGAACAGACGGAGACTTCTTTGGTTATTCTATTGCGCTTGATAAACCCCTAAGAACTGACGGCGACTATATTCTAACGGTAGGTTCTCCAGAGCATTTATTCTCAACTAGCGGTAATCATATTACAGCAGCAATTTCCGGCGCGGGTTCTGCATATACGTTTGACGCAATGTTAAGAGAACAACCTGCTTCTATACCGAATCCGGGTAGTTACATAAAAGCGACAACTTTTGGTTTAGATGGAGAAACAGACTCTAGATCAGAACTATCCCAAACAGTATTCCAAAATGTTGTGGGTGAACCGGTATCTTACACATTAAGCGGAATAGTTTACGCCAACCTAAACGGAGATTTGTTCTTGGAGGTTTCTGGGGTTGATCCTGCTTCTCAAGGTTTTGTTTCCCATAGACCGTTTGTGGAGTCTATAATAGGTGAAGCTTTAGGCGGAACAGAAATTGACGAAGAAATGGGACTAAGAACTATAGGTAAAGTTCCTGAGTCCACGGGTGTCTTACCCGTCAGTATTTTAGGGGCAGATTCAGCAATTGTGTATAATAATATGGACTTGTACCTATTAAGCACAGAAAGCGAGCAGGCAGGCAGCGGCACAAGTCCACTTAATTTGTTTGTGTCAGGTTTAGATATTTATTCTTCTGGAAATCTTGGGTTGACTACTAGCGGTATAGGTCTTTTGCAAATAGGTTCTGGAACAAACCCATTTAATCTTAGAATTAGAGGTAAGTAATGCCGATAAAAGTTAAACACAAGAACGCAGAGTGGTGTACTATTAGACCAACACCATTGATCTCTATGTCTGCCAACGTTTTGAAAACGGGTGGTTCAGAAGCTTTTGGTGTAACATATCAAATAACGCTTACTGGTAAGTTATTAGCGAATCAAGGCAGTCCGTATGCTGCGAATATCTTGGGTACTAGAAATGCATATTCTCTTGGCGTAACCCCTAACTCTGTTGGCCCATACGGCGCGTTTGATAACAACACTAGTCATTTTCACGATGCTGCACAAAATAGACCCACGCCTCAACTGGTTTCTAACGAAGAGGCATTATCTGCCATTCTCTTTAAACAAAAGGCAATCAGGGGATTGTTTGAAAAAGATTTCTATGAAGTAGAAATCACAGACTGGAATGATGACTCTGCTACTGCTGTCAGATTTTTTCCAAGGGTAATTAGTGTAGATTTTGCTGAAGGTATTTATGTAGACACATGCGATTACACAATTGTTCTTGAGGCAGACACTCTTCTTGATGCTAACAATAAAGTGGACACAGAAGCTTCTGTAGCAGCATTGCAGGGAGGTGGGATACACAAGACCGAGAAAGAAATACTAGAAGATTTTGATGGCGCGTTTATAAACTCCTTTAGTGAAGACTGGTCTATTGAGATAGACGAATCACTTGGAGAGACAAAAAACTCAGACTTAAATATCTACATGCCACAGGCATATAGAATCACAAGAAATCTATCCTGTACAGGTAAGAGTCACTACGAACCTCAAGAGACAAAAACTTATGAAGCATGGGAGATGGCGCGTAAGTTTGTAACAGATAAACTAAAAAAAGAAGAAACTGAGTACGCTACCGACCCTCATAGTTACTATCCTAATGCTGGACATACAGCATTGATGGTTCCCTTGAGAAATCTTGCCAGCGGAACAATGGACCTGATAGAAAACTACAGAGGGTACAATCACGCAAGAACAGAGCAAGTCGGAAAATCTGAGGGTAATTTTTCTATAACGGAATCTTGGTTGCTCGCAACCGGCAATACGTATGAGAACTATCAAATGTCTCTTACAAATTCGCTGGACAATCCGTTTATTGATATTTCTATTAATGGTACTATAAAAGGATTAACGTCTAAGAAACAGAAAGATTATTCAGGTCAACTTCCTTCTGGTCACGTTCTATCTGATGAAGGTAGATTTAAACGAGCAATAGGAAAATATTACCAGATTTCTAACAGTGGATTATTTGGAGTTGGTTGCGATGTATATAAAAGAGCAAATAATTCTGTTGCAGTAGAATTAAACTCTCAACCAAAGTCTGTAACCCTTGGGACTAATGAATTTACTGGCGAAATAACTTACAGTTTATCGTTTGACAATAGACCTACCAATATAATCTCTGGAGTTCTTGCTGAACAAATTTCCGTGAACGACACTTATCCCGGAGATGTTATAGCAGTCATACCAGTACTAGGAAGAAAGACAGGACCGGTCTTACAATACATGGGTGGAAGAACAGAATACACAAGGGATGTTAGTATAAATTTAGTTATGGATTACACAAAACTCGCTTATGGTAAAACTAGAGATCCTTTGCTTCTAAAAAAACCAAGCATTGTTAACCCCACAGCAACTCAAATTCAAAACTTGCTTTTGGAACTTAGTCCGTCTAACGAACCGGGAATAAGAAAGTACTTTTTAGCTACCCCTCCATCGGAAAGTTGGAGTCCAAAGGATGGTAATTACAGTATTAATTTATCTTGGGTTTATGAACTAGATAAGTAGGATTATCGTGAAAGAATACAAATTAAATTCATCGGATGAAAATTACGACATACCAGACAGTGGAGACAAAAAGATAGTTTCTCCCCAGTTGATACCTTCTGGAGAAAGTCTATTTTTTGATACCGCTCAATCTTCAGGTTATCCTAATTATCCTAGTCCTAGTCCTAGCGGTACTTATGGCGAGTTAATAGTAACGCAGGAAGTAGAAATTAGCGGAGTTGAACAACCTCCGGTTTTTAATTTTAACGAACTTACAAGTACATTCTCAAAGACAGAATTATTAGAAGACCCAATAACTTTTAATAATCCTTATGTACATTACGTACCTAGAGTTTATAAAAATAGTCAAGGAAAAAGAAAGAAGCAGGCTGTTTATATAAATTATTTAGCAGATTATAAGATTACTACAATTGTACCTAACCCTTATGCTGCTGCAATACAGAGTATTTTAGACAAGATTAATAATCAGGAATAAAAAATGGAAGAACATTACGGCATAGTTCCGCCTACCGGCGTATACGGAAAAGATTGGCCATCTGGAATAACGCCTACTTTACCGCAAGGTATTCATGGAGAATTATCCAAAGGCGGTTGGTCTAAGGACAACGAGGGGTTTGTTCAACAAACTTTCCTTGGTGCTAGTATATCAAACTTTAATATAAGCGCTGGTTTTGGTTCTTCTAGCACTACTCTTAGCGTCTCTCTGGTTAATGATGAACACAATAAGTCAGATGAAACAGGTTTAGGTCAAGGTGATGATGTATACCATAACGGTAGAGAAGATTCTTTCATACCGCCCGTGGTGGGGTCTCCTGTGTACTTTAAGTTTGGCAAGAATCACGCAACTCTAGATCAAGCATACAGAAGAACTTATAACCTTGTTTACGGAACCGACAAACCAACTTCTATAACTTTAGAAGAAGAAACAATTAAGGGACCAATAAATTCAATCCCAGAAAATTATTTCCTTAAAGAAGAAAGACCCATATCGCAAGACGAAGAAGAAGAAACAGTATGGGAAGATCAAACGCCAATTAAAGATCCGTCTTATGATTTCAGAGGGTACAACCATTTTGTTTTTGGTGGAATTTTAGCAAACTATACAAAGGACGAAGGTTCTTCTAGAACTTTCTCCGCTTCCATTGCAGACCCCAGAGAAATACTGTCAAACGTTCAGGTTATATTAAATGATTACCAAGGCACTGTATTTAACAATAAAAATATATTAAATGTATATGGATTTTTAGAGTATGACAGATCTAAAGCATTAGAAAATCAAATGGATGCCAATGCTTTCTCTAAAAATCTAATCACTAGAGATGCGAACGGGTTTTTGATTGGAGGACTTCCAAACCCATTAACCGGAGAACCTACGGCAGATTGCTATCTTTTCAATCCTTCGCCACTCAGAGAACTTGTTGCTAATGACCCAATATTAAGAGAAATAGTAAACACAGATGCGTTGATAAAAAATCCATGTATCACGGGTGACGACTTCTCTATGATACACAACATATTTCCCGTTACCGGTCAGGGCATGTCAAGGAGGTGTGATCAGGGTATACCTTGGTATAGAGTTTATCAAGCACTTAAATCTATGATGTATTGGACTGGGTATGATCTTGGTTTTGCTCCATGTGAATATACATCTGCTGGTTTTGGAGGCGTTGTAGATTTTAGGGGATTCAACTACGTTGTTGACCTGAGCGGTCTACCATTAGATAAAATTCCGCAAATGTATTTTTTGGACACAGATCAAACAGATCTTCTTTCATTAATTCAAGATGTTTGTCAGGCAATTAGTCATGATTACGTTGTTTCACTACTACCTGTTCTAGACTCTCCTAGAACAAGAATGTTGTATCAATACAATAGATCTTGCGTAGAGGAAGAAAGGTTTGGAGATATTGTTACAGGTATAATTCGTGTTGATGCGATAGACAAAACGGTTCAACCTCAATACGGAACCGTAACCAAGTATATAGAAAATCTAGAGGAAAATGGAGCATTAGTAGAAACTAAAAACATTGGTTTTGAAACAACAAATGTCACGACTGACAGGTTTATTGCGGGTCATCAAGAAGTTAGCATGTACACGTTCTCTTCTCACAAAGACTCTGAATTTGCTAACTACTGGGACGATCCAGCTTGTTGGACTTTAAATGATTCTCTTTCTGACCAAATCGTTCCGTTCTATGGGTTTATAGATCAAAATGAGGAGGTTGTGTCAGTACCTAAAGGTAACGGACCTTGGAAGCAAATAGTTTTAAATGCTCAAGGATTAGATGCCTTTGGGGTTGGTAATTACTATGTAACCACAGAGTTGGAACTTAGAGCAGCAAAAATTAGTTTTGAAAACTGGTCAAAATTTTTGGCTCATTATTGCTTCAAGTATGGTGAGTTAGTAAAAAAAGGTAGCGCAGATGACTGCATTAAAAATGTTTTTGATGATCGTAATGTTTATGGAATAACATATGACAAACTATTTGATTATCTCGTACCAGATCACCTCAAGAGCGCCGATGCCAACGACCTATTAAAAAGAACGACTTCTGTAATAACTACTCCAAGGTGCGTTTGGCCTTCCGACAGAAACTATATATTTGAATTTTCAGATCCCGCTTCGCCGTGTAGTCCTCCGTATGGTTATCCTCTTTATTGGTTGAGGGCATTGAATATAGGACTAAATAACGCCGTGGCACTATCGGTTTTAGGAGATTTTGACGCTGCTATTAAAGCAGTTGCAGAGGCAAATATTACTATAGGAGGGGAACTCGATGCAAAAACAAGTATTGATACAGTTAATTTTGACTTTTTGTTGAAGGGGGGATATCTTAATGACGGAAAATTGACTAACAATGAGGTATTGAGTTACCTTGTAGACCTTTTTGAAAAACGTTTTGGTAACAGAAATTATCAAAATTTGATAAAAGACAAAGACCCCGACACAGGGAGAGCAAAAAAAGGAGCAGGTATTGATGCTGCCTACAGAAGAAAGGTTAATATTGCTATAGATATTGATAATTTTGCAGAGAAGATTAGAGCGGGTGCTTTAAAGCCAAATGATCAATTTTTGACAGGTGGTAAACTAAAAGTTTTAGATAACCATTTACGATTCTTAAAAGCGAATGGGAATATTATAAACAAAATCCAGTGGTTGACAGAAAGGAACGAGCAAAATGCTCTAAAAATATATGAATTTGTAAAAGGTGTGGCAGATAAACATTTAGGTAAAACCTACTTAGTGAAAATGCCTAAAAGTTCTAATTTGAATTATTTAGGAAACAAAATAGTAACAGAAACAAATAAAAGATACGAAGGTTTAGGCGGGTTTCTTGACGATGGACCATATGGATTTCCTCCTATGCCTATAGAGGGTAGACCTTATCCGTTTGCTAATCAGTACCGTAAAACGCCAAAACAAATATATTTAGATGAAGATTATAATAACTCCGCATTCAGTTGGGACAATGGAGCTCTCAGAGTTAGTTTTAATCCTATAAATAAAGAGTGGGAATACAACTACAAACCAGAATCTGCTGGTGGTTATTTTGACGTTAATTTGTGGTCTGGTAATGCCAAGGCGCTTGGAATTTATCCCGTTGATTCGCAACCGTTTGAAGAAAAGGGTAGAATTTCTGCCTATGTTAGATTCCCGTATAGCGAATTCTTAGATTTTTCTAATATAGAACAAGATAGTATCTCTTTTGTTGCTAGAGATAGTATTGCTGCTTCTGGTTTTAACTCGCACTATTATGATCCTGCTTTAAAAGTCAGGAATAAAAAAATAGTAAGAGGTGTAGGAGGCGTAAAAGTTAAATTAGACACAGCATTTGATGACTTATCAGATTCCTATGTTTTTGTAAAATGTGAAATTGCTGAAAGATTTTATCACACACCTAGAGTTGTTAAAAGAAGAGTAAAGGTTTTTGGCGATAGTGTTTACTCTCCAACGCTGGAGATGCTTAAAAAACGCCCCCTCGCCAACGAATTAAACGGCATACCTTTAGGTCCGGGAGACCCAGATCTTGAATATTTTGAGCATAGGAGAAGAAATATTCACATAACAAGAGGGGATATCGCGGGTGGTCATATAGGCAGAGAAGTTGTAATAGACGATTTTCAAAGAAGTTTTAATGGGTCAGAACCGTTTAAGCAAGAGTTTCTTGACGAAGATGGTAATAAAAAAACACAAAACGCGCTTGGTCCTGCGGAGAAGTTTTTAGTAAGAAGAGAGTTTTTAAGCACAAATCACGTTTACAGTCTCATAACACTTCCCGGAGAAGTCACAAGAAAAGAAATAGTCGGCAAGTCTAGACAAAAAAGACTCGGTGGATCATTCATTTCTTACTCTGAATGCGCAGTGCCAAGAGAGGTGTCTGGGTTAGGTGTACATGAAGACAAAAGCATAGTGGGTGGTAAAGAAGTACTGAGTTTAGAGATAGATAAAGACACCGGAGTGCCAATTAAGTCTTTCTCAAATCCAGAGGTAAGAATTAACTTTAACTCAAAACCTCCCGTTATTCCTGATATTGCGGTTTTACCTTTAATGTCTAACGAAAGATGCTATGGACCTTGGGTATCTGCTTCTAAGATAGATAGTAGTCCAAGTAGATATTCTGACATTGGAGGAAAAGTAGAATATATAAAAGATGAAAACTTGTCACCTTGGAGTTATGGCGGATATGGCGAACTTCAACAGGCAGGCATTTTAAAAGCTCAATTTTCAAACAGTTTACTTTTATTCGCAGAGAAAGGTTCGTTCACATTCCCCGGTGCGCCAGCAGGACTTACAATAGCAACACCTCTTATGAATGCAAGAGGACCACTTGTTACTTCTATAAATGTTAACGTAGGTGACTCCGTAAAAACTACCGTTTCTATGGATTCTTTTTCTCCTAATTTTGGAAAACTAAAAAAACAACAAGAAGAATTCATTGCAGATCTTGCAAAAGAACGAAGAAGATTGATTGACGAAAGAAATAAAAGAATAAGAAATTTGGAGAACGATACTTCAGCTAAAACTAGAGCTAGAGTCCTAAGAAAAGGAGACAAAATAAAAGTAGATGTTGGACGCAATAAACTTGAAAAACAAAGTACTGCTCAAACAATTTTGTCTGCTACTTCTGTAAAGACCAGCGGGAATACCAATGCTTTAACAGACGACATAACTACGATTACAGATAGCACTATAGGAAATGAGGAAGACTTAACTGTTAATTATTTCAACACTGCTTCGTTGACAGACAATCAACAATTTTTAAACTACAGTGCAGGACTACATGAAAACGCCAACGAGTACAATAAAATTATTAAAAATACCGCAGTAGAAAATTTAAATAATTTCATAGTGCCATTTGATCATCAACCAGATAATCCAAACATGGCAAATTTTGATTATATAAGTAAATATTCTATAGACAGGAGGACCAACTAGGATGTCAGGATTTAACACAGAACCAGTACTTAAAGGTATACAAGGCACTAGACCTATAACGCCTGCGCATATATTTACTTCTGAATCTCCACTGATGGAAAGTTGGGGATTATGTTCGTTTACTAAAGATAATCTTGATTTTATCAGTAACTACGGTAATTTTCAGAAAATTTTTAATAAGGGGACAGTAGGAGATGTGCAAACAAATGTTACCTATAACTCTATCATTGATGACAACAAAGAAGAATACATAAATATTACCGTATGGAGAAACAAGGGTAGGAACGGCGAGTATATAAAATATGACAAACTAAGCGATTGGCAGTTTGAAGATACAGAGGGTGTTATTGGAGCAAAAGGCGCAATATACAAAGAGAAAGATCTAGAACTGGATGATTTTATAACAGAAGATGAAGAAGATGGAAGTACTCCAGCTATCAGGTCTAAAATATTTGCCCATATACTCATTGCATTAAACGCGCATATAAACACTCTTGACGAAACCGAAGAGTTAGAAACTAAAGACAAGGTTAGAATTGAGTTTTTAACAGACATTATGTCCAGCAAAGAACGCTGTGTCAGTTGGAACCAAACAATTATCTATTACGATGGAGTTGTTGTTTCCGCAGATCAACCTCCTAATCAAGACGGTTCAACTTCTAGCGGCGAGGATGAGCTGTCAGAGGGTGATTCTGAAGATGGAAACGCCGATGAACTTGAAGACGGCGTTGGTCCCGACCAAGCGACTTCCGTGAGGGTCGAGTACACAAAAGAGCAAACTCACGAATGTGAAATAAAACTTTATTTGTATTGCAGTAAAGATGGGGAAATTAAAGATAATAGATCAGTATGCTTAAAGAATTTAAATTTTACAAATCCCAGAAGCACATACGATTTTGGAGAGTTTCTAAAAAAAGAAGACGGCAAACTTTCTGATCTTCTTGACTCTGACAATCCTAACAATGACGTTGCTGCGCCTCTAGATTTACAGTATGTAGAATATCTTGGTAGGTGGGAGTCTGGTTCTGCTCAGATGATTGCTATGATATCAGAAGGTATCCCACCGGCAGAAACGATAGACATAGATTACATAGAGAAAAATCCTACAGAAAAACTACTAGATCATGAAACCGGTCAGCAAATTGTTTACGGTTCTGCAATTCCTATCCATATGCAAAACGGAAATCCTAAGCAGTGGTGTGCCACGTATGATAAAGTAGAAAGTATTAGGGAAACTGATGATTTTCAAAAATCTGCAATTAGAGTTCATAACTTATCTGACAAGGGGTTTGCAAGAGGTGAACTCGTAGTACTCAACCGGATAGAAGGTTTGTGGTTTCCAATTACGTCTGTTTCTTCCAGTGGTCTTGGTGGTCTTAAAAAGTTAGAACCAGCAGATCCGCAATGGGAATTTATGTACTTGATGACTAGTGCAGACTTTCATTTCCAAACTGAGGAACACGAAAAATTAACACCGTTTGATTATGAAAAAGGGTTTTATAGAAATTATTATAAAGCTTTTAGTGACGCTAATTCAGCTATAGAAACTCAAAACCAGAACGTAAATCTTAATAGACACGCAGAATCGTTCGCAAAATTCGCAAAGGTAAAAAATGAGTATTTCCAAATATCTTCATTTGATTTCGTTAATCCGAATTTAGGTGGACTTAGAAGTTCTACGCTAATTCAAAAAGATACTACTCCAGTTTTAGACGAAGGTCACGCAATATCTAACACTATCTACGGAGAAGATCTAGACGGAACGACTTACGGAAATGGTGAAAAGTTAAAAACATATCCTTTCTTTGGTTGCGTTTTTCCTGAAGGTCATTCGGCAGGTGCTTTTATAGATAAAATTCTTAATGCTGATACAAATCCAGCAGATTATGCTGATGTTAAAAACTATGGAAAACCTTATAGTGGATTTAACGCATACTCGCTAATGACAGAGGTGTATTACGGTGGCAATAAAGATCAGCTATCAGTTAATAATGATGTTAAAGCAGTCCAAGCTGGCGAAACCAAGCAGACATTAGGTCTGCTTTCCAATCTAGCAGATTCAAACTTTAAGCATGTGCCTGCCGATATTGCTACGAATGCGGGTCCAAATGGTAGGTGGGGAAGACCTATAGAATGGGTAGGATATTTTGATTTATTGGATGGTGATATTTATCAGACCCCTAAAGAACACACTAGTTGCGACACCTTTCTTTCTAAGATACAGACTGATGACGGCAAAAGTACAGTTCCGTTAAGAGGTAGTTTTTTATATGTAAAAGGTCAAGCAGAAGATACTCCTGCAAGTGGCTATGATAATTACTGGTATGATATACAACCTCTAAATCATTATAGCATTCAGTTTAGACCGCTTTCCAGAGAACTTTATTCGTCTTTTGAGGGGTATGATGATAATGGCGATGGCGGTTACAACTGGACTGCAAAAGGATTGAAAAATGATGGTGTAGGAAGAGGTGACGTTTCTTACAGAATATATCAAGCTATAGAAGGTTTTATAGGTCCACTGTCTAAAACTTCTTGGCACAGAAATCTTGCTCACTTGCAAAATAACTTTATTTCAAAAAGTACACCTGATGGTCTTATAGGAAATTACGGTCTTAAATATTCTTCAGACTTGGTTTATAATACGCCATTTGGATCAGATAATAGATTATTTAATCTTCCTGCAAACGTTGACGGCACTGACGATGGTTATCCGTTTAAGCACTGGGATTCCGACTGGATGAAAAAAGACGGAGTAACAATGAGACCGGGAGGCGCAATTGGTATCATTGGCGCAGTAAAAACTGTACGATCAAGAGACACTATAGCATTTTCTACAGATAATACAATAGGTTTGGGCGACCATTTAGTTGTTACGACACCACTAGAGTATGGTTCTACAATGAAAAATGGCGATATCGACGATCAACTAACAACGGCTTTGTATGCTAGGGTTTACCAACACCATCCTAGACATCTTACTTGGTACGACCCAAGATTTATGGTTGTTCATCACTTTAATCCGGGCGACGGAAGGACTAGTAGTACTAGAAAACACGTTAAATTTAGACTAGAGCAAGAAAATGCCAGCACATTGTTTGAAGATGGTATAGATAGGTTTAAAACACAAGAAAACGGTATGTTTAAGTATTATGCAACACATGAAAGTGGGGTTATTTTTGAAGATGAACACCCAACTTTAACGAGTCTTACGCAAGACTACGATCCTATAGCAAGCGGATATTTTTTAGTAGATAAAATTGAATACGGGGTTGATTTTAGAATTCCTACTGATTGGACCAAAAATAACATTCCTGTGGGCAACAAGAGGGTATTTAGTGATTCTACTACAAATTTAACCACTAAACTAAGTTCAGTAGTTGGTACTACTGTTGAACAAATGAGAGAGGTTGATCATTGGAACGTAAACAATAACAGGCGATCTAAACTTTTGCCTTATAGTTATAGGTTTAAGACTATAGGAATAAGTAAATCAAAAGGTGTTCAATTTAGTCAAAATGACGGAAAAGTAAATCTTTCTGCTAATAACACTGCGGTTGTTAATAAAGGGTCGGGTTACAAAGTAGGAGATAAATTTGAAGTCATTGGAGGGGTTGGTTTCGCTACAGTGTTTACTGTAACAAGCGTTGGGACGGAAGAGGTTGACGGGCAAACTCTTGAGGATGTAATCACTGGTATTTCCATAGCAGAAGATGACGAAACGGGCATGAGATACGAACCACAAGACTTCGTTGCTGTTTTAAAAGAACAAGATGGCGCTTTTGTGGAAAACGAAATATTATGGGATGACGATAACACACCGTCTAGTAGTCTTAGTCTTCAACCGCTTCCTGACGCTGGTGTTACGGGAACCGGTTTTGAAGCATATGTATTTTACGGAGAAGTGGTTTTAACAACAGAATTGACAGATATAAAACCGCTAGAGGCTCTTGATAGCACTGGTCCTATTAAATTAACACCAAACATCCCCAGAAACGACCCAAATAGAAATCAGGATCAAATCATTACACCGGTAGGAAACAGTTATCAAATATTGAATACGCATTTTGATCATAAATATGACATATTCTTGAGATATCATAATGATATATCTCACGTTGCTATGAATGACGTAAATCCACCAAATGCTTCAGAACAGCAAGTAACCCTAACGGTTGGTGTAAATCTTGGTCAAGCTCCTACTTCAAGTGCTTCTGACCAACTTGGTATGTCGTTTGACTCAAGTGATAATGCTGCTGGAGGTCTACTGGGAGATATGGGTAACGACCCATTCTCCGATTTTGACGGAGACTCAGCGGCAGACGGCGCTGGATCATTCCTCGGATTTGGCGGTGGAGTTGGAGGTAACTCCGCTTTTAGATAAAATAACTTTTTCGTGTATAATATAACAGATATTCTTCACAGGAGATAAAACAATGGCGACTATAACATTTCATTCTAATAATTTTGCAGGAAACGCATTAGATCTAATTGACCATAATGCCGGTTCAGGTATTGGGTTTTTTGGGGATAGTATCGGTCTTTCTGTGCCAATTACTACGTATCAAAACAGTACATATGTCACTAATTCCAACGGAACTAGTACAGATGGTCAAAAATTGAGCAACACAAAGTACGCCAGCACTAGTGGTGCATTCCACAATAACAGTGCTACAGAATCAGATCTTAGAGCAATGCCTAACTATTGGGCTCCTCTTAATGTGAGATTTACTCATACTGATGCCGTTGCTACTCAGAATGCTCAAATGAGAATATTTAACAGGTCCGACATTGATGTTCATGCTACAGATGTTGTGACCAAGGTTTACGAGGTTCGTCACCCAAATCCAGACGATGGTCATGATACAGCAGGTTCTACCTATGCGCTAGACCATAGAGGAGTCGATTTTGGTGCTAGTGCGCATACTTGGAAGGAATTTGACCCCGCAGATTCAATGTCTGCTCTGGTTTGCACTTCAAGTCCCGGTCCTAGTGGAAATAATGGCAACAGTACAGATGCCGGTAGAACCAAAGGCAACAACTGGACAAGCACCTCTGGAACAGCACTTAGAAGTATGCAGCACGATTGGTATCTAGCACTTAGTGCTAGTCCTGTGACAATTGGAAGTAAAACAGACTTTGGTCTTTATTTTACTCTAGAATATCTATAAAAAAGAGTCGCCTTTCGACGACTCTCTAACTAGGTCAGTAGTGGTGTGCTACTGGCCTTTATTCATTTTGACCTGTCTTGGCATTCCACTTGACCCAACCACGGTCAGGCAACCAGTTGCCGTCTGCGTCCTTGCGTTTCGGAAATAGGGTTCCACCCTTCTTGTTTACTCCAAACGCCAGACGAGCGCCACAGTCTGCGCATCTAAGTTCGTAATATTCGTTTTCGTCTACGGTTCTTACCACAAACTTAACATTATCACTTCCGCATTTACCGCAAACCGTTTCCTCAAAAACTTCCTGAAACTTTGCGATTTCTGCAAAGATTGACTTTTGATCATCCCCAGTAAGCTCTACGTTAAGACGACCATTTCTTGTTTGATATACTACCTTCATGCGCTTCTCCAATCTTGTTGATAACCAGTAATTGAACTAGGGATTGCCCCTTTGTTTTGTTGATATTCATTGAGTTTCTCAATAGCATCACTTGCTTGCTTTTTATCAATCTTCTTTGACACAGAGAGATTGAATACTTCCTTAAACAATTTTGCTGGATTGATATCCAGTTGTTTAGATTTACCGTCTACGAACCGTTCTTGGTTCTCTGTCATTCTACCTGCTGATTGATATTCTCCTTGTGTGCTTTGTATCGCGTTAGTTTGACTAATACTCTTGACAATCTCTGCCGTGTTCTTTTTAGTAATCTCTTCTGCTGCAACAACTCGCAATCTAAGCGACTTTCTGAGAGCGCGACCTTCCGCCCTAGTTGCTGCTGTAGCAGTGTTAAAAGCGCAAAATGTGTCGTCTGTGTTGCCTTCCCAGCAATCAGCAACGTCACTAAAAGTAGAACCGTTCTCGAATACAATTTCCCAGATAACTGTAGCTCTACCTACACCATTATCATCTTGAGGTGGAAACACTTTTACAGGGCGACTTACCATAATGTTACCAAATAACAACTCTGCAACACGACGAAGACCGTGACAAAGTGGGCGACCGTCATACATCTCTGACTTATCAAACAGACTTAGAACATAATCGTTCCATTCTGGATCAGTAGTTTTTGGTCTATCTTCTTGAATAACATCTACAACGCCAGTGTCGGTATTGGAAGGCGTAGCGAGTTCAACATTTTCAAACAAATCATTATTACTCATAATTCAACCTCTATAAATCTTTTAGTCTTTGGTGGAAATTCTACCTTAATTCTGCTTAAAATGGATATAATATCAGATGCTAGTTTCTCCTTCTTGTTTAAATTAAGTGAATTCATTGCCTTCACTCTTATTATAGCATACCCTCTACTTAAAATCAACCCACTTTTATGTAAATCTGCTTTTATTTGTTTTTGAAGTTTCTCTTCACCCCAAATAGGTAAAAAGTGCGAAGGTCCGTCTACCTCAATAATAGTTTTTAATTCTGGCAAGTATATGTCGATCTCTAGTTTCTCTGTAGGAATTAGGGTTTTATTATGGAAATCTACCTTGTGACCCTCTTCCCTCAATTTTTCTACTACAAACTTTTCTAGTTTTGATCCTTCTTTTCCTGCTTTTCTAATTGCTTCTATTGCAAGTTTTGACATTCTGTCTTTTTGCTCTAGATCCATTTCTTGCCATCGCTTTTTTGCCTGATCTATTCTATGCTCTCGCTGCTCTTTAGACATATCTCCCCAGTGAGTAACCATACCCTTGCTTATATTTAATTTCTCTTGGTCAGACCTTTTTTTACCCGCAGTGGGATGATAGCTTCTGCCGTTTTTGAGTGCGTTCTTTTGTGCTTCACTTTTGGTTTTTAATTCAAACCCATGCTTAATCAAAGTTCTACGAACCTTGTTTGGATATGTGTCTAGATGTTTTGCAATCTCATATGTACTCTTATCTTCTTCAGTGTACATCTCGATTACTTTTTGGTCAAACTGCTTGGTTTTGTTCATTTGATATCTCTTTAATTTTATCTATTGTAAACTCTTCTAATAAATAAGGTTTGTTGCCGCAAACTCTATATATGTAGTCAAAGTCTTCTTTGTTTGTAACAATAAAATCCATATTTTTAAATACATCAATCAATCTTAAAAGATTCTGTTTGTCTCCATCGTAAACATAACAGCATTGAAATTTGTTTATAATTTTTTTTATCGCATTTGCTTGCTTTAATCCAGAGACTAAAAGGAACCCTGTAAAGTACCAAACGTCAGTAGAATTAAATGCTCCTGATTTCATGGGCATTGGGTTAAAGTCTATGTCGTCGTAAAAAATACTAGAACTATCAACTTCGTTGTTTTCTACCGCCCTGTTGAGAAACTCAAAAACTTTTCCGTTAATTTCTGTTAGACCTAGACTTCTAGTGTAATATCCTATGTTCATTTTTCTTCCTAGTTAGTGGATGCGGCGATGATTGATTTTTGCCAGTTTATATGTTTAGAGTCGTTTGTAGACAAAGAGTTTTGTTGACCGTCTCTATATACCAACACAGTGTCTTTAAGGTTTTCAATCTTGCAACCTGCTTGCAGACATTTAGACCACAACATAAAGTCTTCTGAAATATGATCTGGAGATTCGTTGTAACCGCCTACTCCTAGTATCTTTTCTTTTTTAAACATTACTGTTGGATGATTTAGAAAATGGTCTCTATAGTAGAAGATGTTTGGCGGAATTTTTTCTGGCATTATTCTTGACACGACACCTGTAGACATTTGTGAGCATTGACCACCAAGTATATCCACATCACCTTCTTGCATTTTGCGCAATTGTTTTTCTAGTCTATCTGGTGTCATAATATCGTCCGAATCAAGTCTTGCCACCAAATCATACTTACAGACTTTTAAACCTGCATTGAGTGCTACCGACAAATTCTTTTTACCTTCTTGTCTTTCGCACTTTAGTACGGTTATCTTTTCATGGTCATTTAATTCATTCAGAAGCTCTATAAGCTCTGGTACGTCTGATTGATTGTCTATGATAACTATTTCAAAGTTTTGTTCTGTTTGATCTAGAACGCTATCAATACATTGTCTCAAATGATTACGTGGCGTGTTATAAACTGGAATTAATACTGAGATCATGATTGCTCCTTAAAGTTTTCGTCTTTTAGAAACCATTCTATAGTTTCTTTTAGTCCTGTTTGTAAATCTGTTTCTGCTTTAAAACCTAGTCTTTCTTCTGCAAGTTTTGTATTTAGGCATCTTCTAGGTTGACCGTCTGGTTTGGAAGTGTCGTATTTAATTGTTCCGGTGTATCCCATCTGACTGGATATTTCTTCTACCAGATCTCTAATTGATATCTCTTGACCTGTCCCAATATTGATTGGTTCTAATGGTACATTTTTTTCTATTGCACAGGCAACTGCTTTTGCGCAATCTGGTGCGTACAAAAACTCTCTAGTTGCTTTGCCAGATCCCCATATAGTAACTTCTGATTCTCCGTTCTTCATAGCATTATAAAACTTTAGAATCAATGCTGGTATAACGTGACTACTAGTTAAATTAAAATGATCGTGAGGTCCATACATGTTTACTAAAAGTAAATTTGCGCCTCTCATGCCATACTGCTGCCCGTATAGCTCTAGCAATTTTCCTACCGCCTTTTTTGACACACCGTATCCAGCGTTCGTTTCTTCTGGATAACCATTCCATAGGTCGTTCTCATTAAACGGAACCGGAGAGTGCTTTGGATAAGAACACACCGTTCCTAGAAAAATAAACTTTGGAACCATTTGTCTTCTCGCCGCTTCAACCATGTTAATTCCCATCATCAAGTTCTCGTACATGAACCTTCCGGGATTTTCTTTATTTGCTGCAATACCACCAACAGAACCAGCGGCATGTACAATCACGTCTGGATTGTAATACTCTACTGCTTTTATACATGCTCTATCTGATCTAAGGTCATAAACTTTTGATCCTATACCAGCAAAAGTATGATCTTTCAGATTTCGTGGCAGGTGTTTCATTAGGTTTTTTCCTAAGAAACCGCTTGCTCCAGTAACTAGAACTCTCATATTATTCCTTATTTATAATGTCGCAAATTTTTTGAAGATCTTCTCTTGTTAGATCTTGATTATTGGGAACATAAAAACCAAACTTATCTACTAACTCAGAGTTTGGCATATTGTCAGATCTTCCTTTCCAAAACGGTTTGTTTGCCATAGAACCTGCTATTAGCGGTCTTGTCTCTACGCCATTGCTTATCAAATTTTGAACAACTTCGTCTCTGTTTTTTGTTACAACTGGATATGCAAAATTAGATACAAAACTTGTTATGGGGTTATCTAGACTCAACATGGTGTTTTTAATATTCTCCCAATAATACTGGAAGTTTTCTTCGCGCTTCGTAGCAAACAGGTCCAATTTATCTATTTGTGTAAGTCCTATATATGCTTGCAGGTCTGTTGCTCTAAGATTAAAACCGGGATAAAAGAAACTGTACAAGAAATCAAAATCAGATATTTGGTGTTTGTTTTTATATTCTGCCTGCTTTTGCTTAGACCAATCTCTACCCCAACCGTGTGATCTCATAGAGTATATTAGATCACTAATCTCTTCGTCGCTAGTGCAAATAAGACCACCTTCAATAGTGGAAAGGTGATGGCCGTAAAACAACGAAAACACAGAAACGTCACCAAATGTTCCAAGGTATTGGTCTTGATATTTAGAGCCCATAGACTCACAAACATCTTCTAGTATAATTATGTTATTGTCTTTGCATATTTCAACAATTTTTTCCATCTGAGGAACTAACCCAAGTACAGACACTAGTATTAATACAGAAGGGTTTTGCTCTCTGACTATTTTCTTAAAGTGATTTAGGTCTATAGAAAGATCGTGTAGATTGCAATCGCATAACTCTACATCCATTCCCAGCAACATGGGCGAACTTACGTCCGTTGCCCAACTTAAAGCGGGAGCAACTACTTTGTTGTTTCTAAGTCTCCCGCTCTCTTTTAGTGCTGCGAGCGCCAGAAGTATAGCAGAAGAACCAGAATTAACATAACATGTATTATTAACGCCTATCTTGTCGCTCCACTTGTCCTCAAATTCTAACGTAACCTTATTTTTTGTTAGAATAGGGGTATCTTCTTGTGATAACCAAGCAACAAGTCTTTTAATGTCATCTTTATTGATAGTATCAGAAACAAGTTTTATCATATCGTTGTCCAACTTTCAGGTACAATGTCTCCAGAGTATGTTCCATTCGCAAACCAGTTTTTAGGCGCAATAACCTTTTTATCAACATTATTGTTTAACCAAGCACCCCACCAACTAAATGATGAGTTTGCAATTATATTATGACTACAAAGAGACATAGAATATAGATCTATCGTGTTTGTTTGGTTTTCAGAAAAATACATATTGTTATATTTAAAGTTTTCTTTACACCATTTAATATCATCAGAAAAAACTAGTATATTTGTATCACTTTTTGTAATCAGATCAACTGCCTTGTTGTAATAATCTAAAGTTTGAGACGGATGAACGTGACTTGCTTTAAGATAATCGCCTCTCCTTACATGCAAAGACACCGTTTCGTCTTTAAGGAAAGGATAGGTGTTCATTATATGATACTTTGTTTTATCGTTAATTTCAAGTTCTTTTCTTAAAGTATCTTTATTTTTTTCAAAGTATTTTTCAGATTGCCAATATCCATTTAGGTAGCTATCATTAGGAATAGGTTGGTAGTGAAAATCGTCTTGAATTTCTTCAAAAACAAACAGGTGTTGCTCTAGGATTTTTGGTTTTAAATCAAAATCATACAGGGCAAACTTCCAACTACCTTTGTTCAGGAAGTAGGACGCTACATAGTAGCATTCGGTGTTGTGAATCTTAGCTGCTGCCTGAGATGCTGCCCACTGAAATAATTGATTACCCATGCCTCCCATCAAGTTGCATGTTATCATATCGCCTCCTTAGTTTTTCTTAAAACATCAAGTCTACTTGCGCCCGAAAACGCTTCTTCAAAAGTTATAAGATTTTCTACATTTATTTCTTCGTTGTGAAATATGTTCATGTAGGCAGAGTATCTATGAAGCGCCCAACCAGCATAGAATCTAGCAACATTTTCGTGTCCGTTTTCATGAAAATTCATACCTGACCCTACGCCAGCAAAATGTAGGAATTTTTTACCGAAGTCATACCAAGTGTTCAGCAGTAAAAATCCATTATCATAACTTTCATTTTCATTAGAGCTTCCATAATCTTCTGTGTCTAGATAAAATATTTTTCCGTTGTTCATAAGAATATGAAAACTTACTGGATCAAAAAAATCTATAATTGGGATTCTATCTACAGGTTGACCTTGGCACATATTCTTTAGTGTGTCAAAATTAATTTCATCAGAAATTAAAGATTTATTCACCCCAATGAAGCATGTTCCTACAACGTCTGGCATAGGTCTGTGTATAGAATAACTTCTACGTGGACCAACTAGATCGTAACCATCTTCTAGTTTATTCGTTATATCACTGAGGCATTCATCAATAAAAACAACATCGCTGTCAATTTGAACTATGTAGTCGTAACCTTCTGAATACTCTCTTATGACTTTTGCCCAAACATAAGCAGTTCCGCTATGACCAGACTTATAGAGATGTTTTATATTTTCATCAGTTTCAATATTAATAAATTTATTGTTCTCATTACTTGGAATATCCAAGAAGTCTTCAGGTGTACCTATAATGTGAATCTTAACATCGTGAAATTTATGATAAGTTTCTATGCACTTGTTTGCTATCTTACCACAATTATATGCTATTACGAATACAAAAGTATCATCCATTTATAGCCCTTTCAATAGTTTCCTTTAGCATTGGTTTTATATCATAATATTTTTTTGATCTTTCGTAATTATCTTCTATGGCTGTAATCATTTTTGAGTACGAGGACTCATCTAGCGAGTTGCATTTATTTACAATATCTTTCGCTGAGTTTACAATAATAAATCCGTCTGTATTAAAAAAATCAGAGATGTTACTAGCGCCATAGAAAATTGGAACCGTCTTTGTTACTAAGCAGTCAATTAATTTCTCTGTAAAAAAATTATTTTGTCTTGTGTTTTCTATGCAAACCGAAAATTGAGAATCGAATAATGGTTCTTTTTTCTCTCCTATTTCTGGGTTATTGAATGGATTATTTGTTGCTCGTCCTCTGTTGCTAATGTAAAATGATTTTGGTATAGTAATTTTGTCTTGATTAAAATTTAACTCATGCCTCATAGCGTGACCCTCTAGCATCAACTTGAATCCTGTTAAGTGAGATACGCTAAAGTTTTTAGGAGGATGTTGATAGTCTTTAACCCACGATGTACCAAATGGAAACAAGTGTGCATTTGGAAGTTTTAGAAGTTTCTCGTCATAAGTCAATATTGCGTCGAACATATTTGCTCTAGGTAAAACGAACTGCACTATGTTTAATAGAACGGAAGGTTCTCTGGTTAGCAATATATTGGTACAGTCTTCTTCATTTTTATAACCATTAAGATCTTTATCAATAAAAAGCTTTATGGGTTTGTCGTGTTCAATAAGTAGATTTGGCCATTCGGGGTACATGCTTGAATTGACTGTTTGTAGCATTTTATTCTCCAAGATAATTTCTCTTTGCTTTTAAAAATAATTTCTTTTCTATTTCAGACATGTAATTAAACGTATCTAACAGCGAGTGCATTTCCCACAGTTTGGGATTTTTGTGAATCATAACCTCATGATGCAAGTGAAAAAGATCAACATCTATAGAGGGAAACTCCACAGGTTGAATTGCTTCAATTTTATCCCAAAAGAATTTATCTTCCGGTGAATAACCATAAAAGAATTCTGGATCATAACCACCAACTTCTATAAACAAGTCTTTACTAATAATAATAGAACCACCCGGAGCGCCAGTCTGAGGTATTTCTATACCATAAGAATCTTGGTGGAGTTGATCGACATCTGATTTTTTTAGTTTTATAATAGCTTCTGTTAGTTCTTTTGATAAATTTAAAACCCTTCTATTTGAAAAAGTTTGCAATGCACCAACACTATACTCTTTCAGATTCAAGATAGTTTTTTCAAAGAAAGAGGTTTGAACTAAAATGTCTATGTCATGGAATAAATAATATTTAGCTTTGTTTGAATATTTGAACCCACAGTTATGAGCTAAAGATTTATTCATTAGTTTATTTTCAGACGGGATATGAATATAGTTTACTAGACCGCTTGCCTTTTCCTTGTGATTTGGTTTGTCGTTTTCTTCACACAGGGTGATGCAAATTTTTGCTCCAGAATTCTCTGCTGATTTTTTTAGATGTTCAATACACGGAATAACAAATTCATCTCTACCTCTAACTGGTAGTATCACGTTTATATCATATTCCTCTTGGTCTATCAAATCTATATAGCAGGTTTCTTTTATTTTTTCATAATCTAACCTACCGCTAACATGTAACTGAGAAAATAACATTTTATTTGATGACCTTTGTAAATAATCTTCTTTGTTTTTTAATGATTTGATTGTTTTTGATATCGAGATTAACTTGGTATCGGAGTCAATTATATTTATTAATTCTCTATAGTATTTTTTTTCTGAATGACCTTTTGAGTTTCCTATTGCGTTTTGGCAGATTTCTTTTATTTGATTTCTGATTACAATGTCTTCTTTTTTATCACTTTCTTTAAAATATAAAAACATTAAAATTCCACCTCTTTAAAAGAAGGTCTGCTGCAACATATTCTATGAACTTTTTCTTGTTCTGCCCCTTCAGTTCTGAACTCACAGGTTGGATTTAAATTGTTGTAAATATAAAGAACTTTATCGTTGTATTTGACTTTATCCCAACCAGCGATGTCCATAAGAGAAAATACCTGAGCGCAGTCGTAAGCCATTGTAAACCATCTTCCATCATCGTACTTCATTGAGCTTAGTTCTGGATCTTGGTTCTTAATTTCGTGGAATAGTTTTGCTTTAAAACTTCTAAGGTGAGATACCCACAATGGCATTTGTCTTTTCAGCTCAAAGTGGTACTTACTAGGAAACGGTTTAGCATTACCTTCTTTTCCGTCTACATATCTTGCTTGACCGTACATCATCAAGCAATTTTCTCTATTGTAAAAACTATTAATATATGACAGAACAAATTCGTCTACAAACCAATCATCTCCATCTAGTTGAACAACGATGTCTTCTGGGTCACAATCTTCGTTGATAGCTTTTTGATGATTATAAGTGGCGTATTTTCGTTCATCTGTTTTAGTGTAAATAATTTTATCTGGATATTTTTCTATATACTCTTGGCAGATGTCATCTGAATCATCAGAAGAATCATCGTTTACTAATAACACTTTAAAATTTTTATGAGTTTGACCAAAAATGCTGTCTAAACTCTTTCGTAGATATTCTCCAGCATTTCTAAAACTTACTAATATCTTAAAATTATTTTCCATTAGATTCTCCAAATCTTTTTATTATGTCTTGCGCCTTGTCTTGATATCCCGCATCTATCATTAATTGACAAACTCTATGTATGCATGTATGGTTAGACTCAATCTCTTGTTTAATTTTTTCAATAGAGACTTCTTGTTGATCCTCAGAGAATAGAGCTTTTAAAACTTTTATAAAGTCTTCATTTTGATCTTCGCGAGGTTTGACGGAAACTTTTTCGCATCTCAGCATACAGTCAAAGAAAATCTGAGAGCAAACAAATTGAATATCTCCGACTAGCGTAACTTCTCTGTAATTTCTCGCGAGAGATGCTAGATTGTTTATATTGCACTCTAGATCGAATTGGGAGTGTAAGTCTACACCAAAAATCATCCTATGATACTTCTCATTATTACTGCATATCTTTTCAAATTCTTCGCTGGTTTCAGTTGAAATAATGCAATTATCTATTTTGTAGTCTAGCATGGGTGGTGGATTTAGAAATACATCAATTCCGGGCATAATACAAGAGAATTTTATGTCCTTGCTCTTGTTGTTTACTAGAAAACCATATCCTTCTGAAAAGAACAGTGAGCAATTTACACCCAACTCTTTGATCTGACCCTCCAAGTAGTCTATTATTGTTTGATTGCATCTGCTGCAATTAACTACTAGGTTTATGTTTTTATTCTCTGATAGATATTTTAACAAAACAGGGTCTAGAATTTTAGCGTTTGCTATTACTAGGTCCGGTTTAAATCCGTCTAAACAGTCGTATACACTTTCTTGATTTACATTCCATAACTTTACTTCTACGGAATCTACCATAGACAAGCACTGGTGAACGTAGAAGTTTTGGGTTGACAAAATATCGTTGTAGTTTTGTATAAGTACTCTCATTTTTCTATCTCTTTCAGTGATTTTAAGTTATTTATTTTAAGTAGTGGTATTCCAGAATTTTTCATAACAGATATTTCTTTTGTTTTATTTAATTCATTTATTGCTTCAAATAGAAATTTATTTTTAAAATCAGGATTCGATATGATGTCATAGAATTTTTCTATGGTTTCTCCACCTTTTAAAAACACCGATTCCGTCCAAAAATTATTTTTCTCTCCTAAACACAAAGATGTTAACTTTTGTTTTTCTGAAATACCTGAAACTTCAAAGTTCATTGTTGGATTCTTGTCCTGAACAACTATTGAAGATTTGCTGTAGTCAACTGTAGATAAAAATTCAGGTGTTAGCAAAAGATTACCAGAAACAAACAGAATTCTATTATTCATAGTGTTTCCAACGCACAGTCTGGCGCTTTCGCAGCAGTTTGAATTAAAATGAACTTGATTTTCTATAACTCTAATGTTCTCATAATTAAGATTTTTTTTGACATACTCTGTTATTTTTTTAGACTCAAAACCTGCACACACGATAATCTCATAATTAAGCAGTGTTGCCTGTATTGTTTCAATTTGCCTTTCAATTAAAGTTTTATCCTTAATTTTTATAAGAGGTATAGAACCATAAGATTTCATTCTATACCCGTGATTCTCAGACAAGATAACAACCGTTACGAAGTCTTTTAATCTTTTCTCCTCCCTATTCCAAGGTTTGGGAGATGCTATATGTCTTTTTTTTCTCATATTATTTTACTTTAACGAAATAATAAAGATTGCGGTTTTTTGACTCAACGATTAACTGTTTTGTCATCTTGTCATAATCATTATACTCAGGATATGAACTATTTACAACTCTTTTCATTATTATAGAACCATTTTTTGGCAATTCAAAAATCGCAGCGTTCTTCATTTGATTGTTTGTGAGGTCATCTATCATCAAAAAGACATCGGAAGGAATTTGTGCATCATGTTCTAGTTTTACAAAATAACTTGCTTTTATCAATTTTTTAAATGCTTCAAACTCTTCTTCTTTCTTATCTTTTTTAAAATGAAAATCTACATAGCAATGCCGAAACTTTTGCTTGAGATCATATAGTGCTGAGACGATTTCTTCTGCTTTGCCTTGGTTTTTACTAGATATAACAATTTTTATTTTGTCTTTGGGATAATCTATTTCTTTTAATTTTTTAATTGTTTCTAGTATTTTGGTATCATCATCTTCGGAATCAAATACAGCGATTCCAAAAAGAGGCATAACGTGATTTCTCGCAATATCCAAAGCGTCTTCTTCTTTAGAGAACTGCCAACTTTCTAATCTTTTTAGGTTACATATCCCATGAATTTTATGAGGATTGTCGGTTATAATTTTATCAGAAAACGCATCAAGTCTTCCTGCGCTGCATTTATTAGAATTAGTGTAGAAAATACAATCTTTGCAAGAAGTAGTAGTGGCAGGTTTATTTTCTTCTTGCTGTGATTTCATAGTTAAGTCCAGACATGGTTGATCGTTCTATTTGTAGTCCATTTTTTTGAAAGAATTGCTTGACTAAATCTACATCTAGCATACACTTGGACTGTAAAATTAAAGTATTCATTGTAGGTTGAGGTATCAAACCATTAAGAACACCCTTACAAAAGAGTCTTGGGTCTATACCACTAACTGTGAGTGTTCCGTTTAGTCTAAGTTTATTAATTAGCAGTCCAAGAAAATCGAATACGTTTTCCTGACTAAAAAGACTTATTGTGTCTGACGCTAATATTTCTTCGCATTGATTATCTGTTACCTCTTCTGACAAAATATTTAGGTCGCTAAGGAGGAATGTTTCATAACCCTTTATGGCAGTCCTATCGTCAGTTACTATTTGTAGTTTCATTTATATCCCCTTGTAAGCTCTATCAAAAACGTTATTCCATTTAGTTATAAATTCTTGCTCTGAGAATTTTTCTTCTATAGTTTTTCTTGCCTCCGCACCCATTTTAGCAGCAAGCGGTTTGTCTTCAAGTAATTGCTCGCAGTAAGATCTAAGATCTTCTTCGTCGTTAGAAATAAATCCATTAACGCCATGTTCGATAAAGTCAGGTATTGCACAAGTCTCTGTTGTGACAATAGCACAACCGCAAGACATTGCTTCTAACATAGACGTAGGAACTGGACTCAAAACGCTTGGGTTTATATAAACTAGAGCATTTTGGTATGCTTTGATTAAATGTTCCACAGATTCACTTTGACTAGAAAGACCTTCTGTTTCCCCTACAACTACCCTGTCTAAACCTTTTGTAATTCTTTCCCAACCTTGATAGTTCAGCGCATAGTCTCTTTTTATGAAATCATGAGCAACCGTCAGGATCTTACTCCTATCTGCACCATCGTCCGGTTTAAAGATGTTGGTATCTACGGAATGCTCAATTACATCGCCGTCCATACCCCATTTTCCTTTAGAGTAATTTGTTATAAAAATATTATAATCACCCCTCATTGATAGAAACTGATTTAGGGTTTCTTGAGGCCACTGTGGTATAGGAAGCGTATGCTCCAAGGATATCAAAGGTATCTGTAATGTGTCATTTATTTTTTGTGCAACTTGATATTGACCGAATTTACTATGCGAAAGTATCATGTCAAAGACTATATTTGGAACATTATTTTTACCTAGTTGGTAGCAGTTTTCCGGCATTTTTCCATGACCTTCATACCAATCTTTTCCTTCTTCATGGTTAAATGAATAGAAGTTATGACCCGTTTTTGCCAGTTGAGTTTGGTATCTTTCATGGGCATTGAAGGTTAGTATGTTGTACTTTGTTTTATTTCTGTTTGCTTTGTCTATAATGCTGATTTGCCTACGCATTTAACACCTCCTTTACAGTGTTTCCAAAGGACTCTTGAGAAAATTTTTCTGCTTTTTCTAGTCCCTGTTTTCTTCTTTCAATATGAATCATAGGATCTTTCAACCAGTCGTCATACAATTGTCTCATCGTTTGTCTCATTCCCATCTCGCAAGGATTGAAAACGAAATTCTTTGCGTTATATACGTCTTTCCACATTGAGTCTGATCTTTCTATTGTCTTGTATACAGATTTGACTACCGCCTCATCTGCATACTCTGCCGCATCTGTTCCTTCTAGCACTACAGGAACGCTTCCTAAGCACAATGCGTCGAATACACTTGAAGGGAGGCATCTTTGATTAGAAGGCGTTACGAAGCAATCTCCGTATTGATGAAGTTGATAAATTGATTCAGGGTTTTGACCTCTTTGTACAACCATGTCTAGCAAGCAATCGCTTAGGTCTTCTTGATTACTAATTTTTTTCTTCAGTTCATGTTTTTTTATGTCTAATGATTGCTGCGTTTCCCCGCCTACTAACTGTAGTATTAGTGCAGTGTTATCGCCCTTGTCGAATTCTGAATGAAAACATCTGAGAATAGTTTCTGTTTGATCGTCATAGGCATCTACCACGGTATAAAACTTAAATTTACCCGTAAGCTCTGGCACTTGAATTTCTTTATAATTTTTTGTATAAAGACTTTTATCAAAGCAGTGCGGCACTACAACAGTTTTATCTTTTATTTTTTTAGGCATCGAATCTTTCGCTATTTCGCTGGCAACCCAAATCTGATCTAATTGATTTAGTTGTTCTGCCCAACTAGAATGATCTAATGTTACAAATTCATTTCCAAATATTGCAATATTTTTTTCAAATTTATCTGTTCCTACTAGATGTTCTGGAAACACATGTTGAATACAGACATCACAATCGTCCAAGGATTTATCTTCTAGGTGACTTATTTCTTTGGGTGTCTGATTGCCAGAAAACGAAATTGCCCTACATACAACATCAAAACCTGCTTTATCAAGCGCTAAAATATTATTGGTGGCATATCTACCCCAATCGCTCGCTTCTCTGTAATATCCAATATACAATACCTTCATTAGGCTCTCCCGACTTATAAATGAATAATTTTATTTGTGTCAAAAAAATGGTTCAATACATCTGGTTTTTTCTGGTTTAAAATCCAGTCAATATCTTCTCTGTCTATCTCTTCTTTTCTATTGTCTCTTGAGTAAGTGTTTACGGAATTATTTTTCATTCTATAAGATAGAATTGTTTCTCCATTGTATAAACAGGTCGCAGGACATCCAATCCAAGTTTCGTGATTATTTACAATAAAAAAGTTAGCAGAACATTTTAAATGAGTAGAAACCCCACCAGCGTTTCCTAAACAAACAACACAGTTTGAAAGCATAAAATACGAAAGCATTTCACTGTATGTGGTAGTCGATACTTCTTCGTAATTATCACTAAAACTAAGGTTGGGTTTTTCTATCGTCAAATTAATAACATATGCATCGTTCTGTAAAATTTTTGCTATATAATCTTCAAGCAAATTATTTCTAAATCCCGTTATAGGATTGTTGATATTTCTAGCGCTTATAACTACTATAGGTTTATCTATTTTTTCTAGTTTGTTCTTTATTAAAGTATAGTCGTGTTCTAAAGGTTTATTTGTTCCAAACCCCTTCTCTTGAATCGTTTTATTTATATATGTAAAATTTCTTTTGTAAACATGTGTCTTGTCTTCATCAAAGTCTGCTCTATATGTAACGTTATTATTATCATACCAACTTCGTAAATGATTACAAGATGAATTGTTCTTGCCGTCTATTAAGATTTTATCAAACGACTCAAATAAAACTAAAAAGTTATATCCTGCATAAGTATAATACTCTTCGTCTATTTTTCTGTTGTGTGATAAAAAATTATTGCTTATGTCGCAGTAATTAAACTCGTCATATGAATACGGAAGCGAAATCTTATTCATTTTTTAATGGATAGTTTAAAATAAAACTCATCCCCCCTGAATTAAACTCTCCATGAAAACCGAAAGACTCATAACTTATTAGCATGTTTCTTGCAAAATATCTATACGGCGTTGGGTGTTCTACAGAAAACTGTGCTGCTAACTCAGGCGGGGCAAATCTTATACCTGCTTGTGTCATTCTGTCATAGTTAAATACGCATATGTTTAAGTCTTCATTCTTATGTTCCCACCCAAGTTTGGCAGACTCTTCTACAAATTTTCTAGTTCGCAAAGAGAATCCACCATTACCCACAACATTTGGAATATTATCTATTCTTCCAGCAACCATGTCCGTTGCTTGGATTATATGCATGGGCCAAGGCGCGCCTATGTAGTCGTAGTCTAAATACTGGTCTGTCCACTTATTACTATCTATAATAGTAGAATCATGCTGAACATTCAAGCAAAAATCATCTGTAATGTATTTATTTGTTTGTTGAACAAAAGATTCACAGAAACCTATTCTGTTTTCATCATCGTTTTGTAGGTTGTCATTAAGGTCTACTTTCATGTCGTAGACTTCTATGTTATTCTTGTTGATGATTTTTTCAAACAAAGACAACTGAGTTTTACTACTATCTGTAATTAAGACACTACGCTTAAAATCTACCTGATCCATAGCAATCAACATAGATCTAAGAGATTTTTCTACATGTTCTGTACCCCAGCAAAATGTAAATACTGTTACGTCTGGTAGTTGTAACTTATTTCCAATAGTCATAAATACCCTTCGTTGTTTCGTAATCCATTACCTTTTGTTCGCGTTTAGGTTGGGTCATCGCCCACCTGAACATCTCATCAATTGTTTCCTCTAGGTTGGTGTCGTCGCTAAAGCCTAACATTTCTTTTGCTTTTGCGTGATCGCAATGCGCATGTTTAACTTCGTGCCGACCTTCTACATGTTTTTTATCTGCTTGAAAACCATTTTTTAAAGCTACACGCTGCACTGTATCTGCCAGTTGGTTTATTGAGTATGCTTTGTCTGCTCCAATGTTAAAAATTTCTTTATCGTGACTATCAATCAGTTTTTCAAAAGGTTCCATGTAGTATTTGATATCAGAGAACGCGCGAGTCTGCTCTCCGTCTCCGTAGATTAACATAGGTTCGCCAGCAAGTATACGTCTAATAAAAATACCTACAACGTTACGATATTTATCCCAAATGTTTTGGTATATACCTACGACATTGTGTGGACGAACAATATTATAACGAAGACCGTGTTGATCGTGTGCAACCTTTAGGTCCATCTCTACGGTATATTTTGCAATACCATATGGATCAATTGGCACTGGTCCCATCGTTTCTGTAAATGGAGGATGATGATTACCGTAAACTGCCATAGAACTGGTAAAGATCATTTTTACGTCATGATTGATACACGCATTGATTAGGTTAACACTTGCTAAAACATTATTTGTATAATTATAATGTCTGATAAATGGCGACAACCCTTCTGCTGCATAAGCAGCAAAATGATAACACGCTACAATGTCACGGTTAGGGTCAGCAAAAATATGCTCTAATGCCCTTGGAGTCCCTTCGCTTTTACTGAGGTGTAGCGGCCAAAACTCAAACTGCTCTAACGTGGTTTCTTTGGGAAGATAATCTTCATAACTGCCGCTAAGATCATCAATACCTATAACCTTGTAACCCTTTTTGATTAGGTGACGAGTTAGGTGCGAACCAAGCAGTCCTGCGCATCCAGTTATCACAACTTCTTTCATTTAGACATCCCCTGCACCTGTTGCATTCTTTGTATTCTAGCTCTTTCCCATTGATTTCTTCTTTCGCATAGCATCTTCATCTGATCGTATGCTACATCAAAATTAAAAGGTTGCCTAGAATGAACGCCATCAAATGCAGCAGAAGATTCGTTAAAGTACATACCGCCCGTTGAGGACGTTGCTTGTTTGTAGGTCAAGTCCCTTGTTAACCTAGACTCCATAAAAGTGCCTAGTTTATCAGGTTCTCTTAAAACATTTGTTATCAACCATCTTGACAGGTCGCTAGGTTTAATGTTATTGTTAGAAACATCCAACTTTTGATCTGATTCAATTACCCTTGGACCTGACCCCCAACTTTGTTCAAGTGGAATTGGATCTGTTTGATCAAAGTAGTTCTCCCATACAGAACCACTTAAATGCCACTGATAATATTTTTCAAAGTTTTCTCTGGTTTGCTTGCCTTCTGCTTCTCTTTCTTCGTCTGATTTGCTGAAAAAATCCAAGAAATAGTTAGCAGCTTCTTGATTGTCTGGAACCGCACGTAAACATCCAGTTTCTAATTCTTTGTACAAAGCCGCTGGCTTAATGGGGTATCCGCCTAACTTCCTTAAAACACTTTCCATAGCAGAATAATCTGTTCCGCAGACGGGAACCCCACAAGCCGCAGCTTCTACTTGAGGTAGTCCAAACCCTTCACAGTTTGCATACTGGGCGTACAGGTCAAACAAGTTCACCACGTTAGACAAATCTTCGTAACTTAGTCCATTTTTAACATTTGAAAGAGTTGCTCCCCACCTTCCTGTGTACGGAGATTGACATATCGCCCCTTTGAATGTAGAGGGAAATGGTTTTTTTGTTTCTGGACATATGTAAGTAAATAAAACGTTTGAAGACAGTTTATATTCTTGTATTAGTTCTGGAATCTCCCAACCTAAATCTGGATAGGAGGTATGGCAGTACAGATAATACTTTTTGTTTTCTGACATATCCAAGAATTTACGGAAAGCTTCAAACAAATCTGGATACAACTTGCGTCTTTGGTTACGCATTACTGTTCCAATAATTTTGTACTCTGGATCTAAACCAAAGTTGAGTTTGTGCATACGCTTGTCTTCTACTGGACTGTAGGCAGGGTGCGCAGACGGAGGCGCGCTTCCAAGGTAATTTATTTTACCTCCAGATTGATTTTCTAATACGCCGCCCGCCCAGTCTGAATAAGTAAGACAGGCATCTGCTCCTGCGTAAGTAGCAATCCACTGTCTTGCTTGAGGTCTTGCGTCTACCGTTGGCATTACCACCCATTTAAAAAACGGTCTAAACGGAGATCTTTCTGCAAAGTCTAGCATCCAGAAATCTCGAATGTCACACACAAAGTCTGGCAAAAAATCTAAGCAGACATGCTCAAACGCCCATTCTCCAAACTGATTTGTGGGTCTAGAGTTGTATGCTTCCAGTTCTTCTGGGGATGCTTTTGGTTCACAGTTTTGGTTAGGCATTACTCCGTAAAACTTCCAAGGAATGTTCGCTGCCCTTGGATCATTCTTTTCTCCGTATGCTGCCATCTCAGCAATTTCATACTTGCCAGTGCTGTGCAAATAGTTTAAAATCTCTCTAGTATAAGTTGCATACCCTGTGTTTAGAAAGGTAGCTTCACTGCAAAACAGAATTCTTTTCTTTCTCATCTTATTCCTTATCTAAACAACCAAAATCAAATTCGTTAATTCTAAATGTAATATCGTCTGTGGCGTCTGTTTTCATTACGCCGTTTCTCGCGGAGGCATAAACAGTCATCTTAGTTCCTTTCTTTCCAAGTTTAGCAATCGTCTCTGCGCCACTTGCCCACGCTTGCAGCGTGATAGTTGTTGAAACTTTCTTCTTTTCTCCACGTTTATTTTTACGATATTCGTAAGTTATCATTTTTACAGTGCAGCAGGCTGGTCCGTCATCACCACCCTCTACCTGTGGGTCATGTAAAAGATACCCAGTAAAAGTGCAATTATTCATCAATTTCTCCAATAAGACTGTCTTACTTAATATTATAGTATATAACTTAAAAAAAGTCAATTATATTTCGTGTATTTTATTAATAATAAACGAACCGTCTTTTTCTACCTCTCCGCAGAATAATAAGTTAAGACCTTCATCTAGTATATATTTAGTCTTCTCTGTAGTCTCTGGAAAGACCACCACATTATCAATAGAGCAAGTTTCATCTTCCAGTGTCAGGAAACACATATCTTTACCTTTGCTCTTGCCTTTTTTGCATTTATATTTCTGCAATCTACTAACATTTGCTACTATACAGATATCTTTACCGTGTTTTCCATTTAGTATTTCTTTACACGAAGTATTTGAGTGCGATGTGTCAGACGCTTCTACTTTAGACAGCGAGACAGGGCATCCCAAGAATTTCTTTTCTTGTTCCACAATCCATTCTGGATCATCCGATAGGTCATAGGGAGGGTTCTCTATAAAGAACATTTCGTTCTCAATGATTTGCTTCCTATCGACCTTACTAGTTCCACCGCCTTCCTTTTTTGTGGGCGCTAGATCTTTAAACGCATCATAAAGATTGTCCCATTTGCGTACAGGATAATTTATTGTTAACCATTTAAGTTCTGCTTTTGTTAAGTTTTTAAATATCAAATATTCATAAAGAGCTTTATTCCTAGTAACTCCAATAGACTTGGTGGAAAAGAATCCGACAGAACATAGTGCTTTAAATGCAGTTGCATTAATTTTAGGAGATAAGTATACAAGAACATCCATCCAGTTAAATTCTTTTGGTTTCTTGTTTATGTCTTTACAGGTTTCTGATACTGCCTTTATGACTTTATCGCCATTAACACCCGTTAGCGACTTAATGTCTTTAAGACCGAAGTACAAGTTGTTCTTATAAACTCCAAAAGTCTTGTTAAATAAAGTCAAATTAGGAATTTTTACTTCTATGTCAAATAACTTTGCTTCAGATACAAGTTCGTAAACTTCTTGATGTGGGTCTTGCTTTTCATTCGCATAGGTTAGGTATGACAAAAAGAACTCTTTAGTGTGATTCGCTTTGTACCAAGCGCTCCTATACGAGTTTTCTGCGTAGCATATAGCGTGGGATTTATTAAACGAATAGCGTGATGACTTTTCAATCCAACCAAAGATTTCTTCGGCAGTCTCTACGTCTACAATACCCTGCTCTGTGCATCCCTGCAAGAAGTCTTCCCTGACTTTAGCCATAAGGTCTGCTTTCTTCTTACCAATCGCCTTACGAAGCACATCTGCTTCTTGTAAGTTGAAACCAGCAAGTTCTTGAGCGATACGCATAGACTGTTCTTGGTAAATCAATACACCTTTAGTGGATTGCAAAACATCTGTTAGCGATTCATGCAGATACTTAATTACATCCAGACCGCTTTTCCTGTCAACGTAATGTTGAGTCATAGACTTTCCATCCGTTATCGCTTTTAGCGATCCCGGTCTAATCAAAGCAATTAACGCCGCAAGTTCTTCAAGATTGGTGGGATGTAGTCTTTTAGACCAAGCGCGCCCAAGATTACTCTCTAACTGAAAGACACCTTTTGTTCTGCCGTCCTTAAAAAGATCCCATGTTTTTCCGTCTTCGTAACTAAACGTAAGTGTTGCCATTTGCAAATGCCTTTTCAAGTTTCAAGTTTCTGTAGACGGCACGATGCGTCTTCATAAATTTAATCATCAAGTTTGCGGTATCTTTGACATCTTGCAGAGCGTCATGGGCATTCTCGGTATCCATACCCATCCTGTCTCTAATAGCGTCCATACTCCTAGATTTTACACTAGGATCTCCCTCTGTCCACATATAATAGTTGTCCATCATGTCGATTTTATGGATTTGATGAAACAACTTCTGTCTCTGTCTTTGGTCGTCCCAAGGTCCGTATTCTTTACAAAGTCTATCTACAATAATCATATCGTATCCTAAAATATTATACCCAGCAGCAATCGGAGCGAAGAACGAAGTTCCTTTCCAGTTATACTTATCTACAAAAGCGCAGAACTTTTTCCAGACTGCTTTCGGTTTAGGTGCTTTTGCTATCTCTTCTCTTGTTTTACCTGTTACTTTTAAAGCACCGTCTTCAATTGGACCAAGACCTTTCTTTGTCGCTTTTTCGTCATTGGTTTCTGCCCATATTTCGCTATTGAACTCACCTTTTAGTCTAAAGTTTCTGCCGTCCAAGGCTATTGCTGCCAACTGAGTGGGTTGACATGTTACTGGATTTCTACCACCTGTCTCAAAGTCAAAAACAATTATATCACGGTTCGACATTATTTTCCTTCATTTTTACGGAATCTGGATTGGCTACTATGTAGTCAATATACATAAGTTTATCAAGCAGGTTAATTGCCAGAACGTCAAACTTAACGTGACCAAGTGCCTCTAAGTCTGCCATCTCTAGTCCTGCTATCTTTTCATCACTACTTTTTGAGTTTACCATAGGGCAAACTTCTGATAGTTTGTTTGCTGATATAACAACACCCGCAGCATGTTTGCCTTGAGTTTTCAGCGTACCCTCTATCTTGATCGCTTGTTCAAAATATTCTGCATAGTCACCTTCTAAGTAACCCTTCTCATTTATGTGACAATAATCATACAAGTCTTGTTCGTTGTTTTGCAACGCCCACCTAATAATAGATCTGTCTTCCTCGTCCATCTGTGATAGTTGATCAGAGATAGCCGCTTCGTCTGGAATATATTTTGTAATCTCGTTCATCACGCTAAACCCACACGCTTCGTTTACACGTAGGATTTCTTTGATTGCGCTACGCCCCTGTAGTCTACCGAACGTCACCATCTGACTAACATTGCCGTGTCCGTATTTATCTTTGATATACGATATGATTTCGTCTCTTTTCTTTCCGGGAATATCTATGTCGATATCTGGAAGTGACACATTATCTTTAGTGTTTCTACCACTATTATAGAATCGTTCAAACAATAAGTCAAATTCAATCGGGTCAATCTGAGTGATTCCTATCAAATAAGATATCAAACACCCAGCAGCAGAACCGCGACCCGGACCTACCATCCAGCCTTGATCTATCGCATACTTAATAATATCACGAACAATAAGAAAGTAACCAAACAAATCTGCTTCTTCAATAACTTCAAATTCTTTCCTGAATCTGTCGCCATACTTTTGTCTACCTTCTTCATCTGTGATTTTTTCTGCGAGTAGATCTTTCCACCCTTTTCTAGCAAGTGTCCTTAAATAATCTTTCTCTGATTCTCCGTTGGGAGTGTCAAACTTAGGAAGAACAGGTTTGCTTAGAATGTTATAATCTTCGCACTGATCATATATCTCATCAAGACTCTGTGTTCCTGCTGGATCTTCAAGCATAGCTTCTGTTGCTCCAGTTTTATCTGGAACAAAAAAGTGAGAAAAGTCAAAAAACTTTTTATTAGGAAAGTCTTCTTTGTTTTTGAACTTCTTTCTAAGTTTAGGAAGAGTAGTCTTCATTTCAGAGCAAAGCAAAATCCTGTGTAGATGAGCGTCTTCTGACTCTGTGTAGTGCAAGTCTTGAAAACATCTACTTTTCTCGTACCAACCTTTTTTAATTGGCGAATTCGCAGCAGAGTCTGCTAGAACAATCAAGTTTCCTTTGTTGCAAATTTCAGACAGGTCGCTTGCATTGTAATCTCCGTTTTCATCCAACAGAGAAACAATCTTGATTAGGTCAAACCAACCTTTTTCGTTTTTCGCAAATAGCGTGAAGCTATCGAACGAACAACCTATAATTGGTTTTATGTCGTTAGCAACACATGCCTGATAGAAAGCCACAGCGCCAGAGATTGTTTTGTAGTCAGCGATGCCGCAAGCGCGGAATCCGTTGTCTTTACATTTCTTGGCGAGTTCTTTGGGTTTAGAGAACCCTTTTAGTAGCGAGTAGTGTGTGTAATTACAGAGTGGGAACCAAGTCATCAATATCTCCTTTCAATATGGTTTCAATGTATTATAGCGCAAGATGCTTAGTTTTTCAAGTTAAAACTTTTTTATAACACAATTTCTTGATTAGGAAGAATAATAGTTTTTCCTGAAAAGTACTTGATGTACTTTGCTTCTTCTTCAGAACTTTCTACAAAAAAATCGCAATTAAATTTTTTAAATACCTCCGACTTGTACCTGCCTACCACTTCGTGATGATTTTTATCTCTTTGATTTTCCTGTTCCGTGGGAAACATTATCAAGTGTTCATAATTAAATCCATGCTTTTTCAACCAAAATTCTGTTTCTTCTCTAAATTTTTCCAGTCTTCCGGTGACTAGCGCCTTTGCTTTAAAAAGTTTTGGTATTCTTTTTTGGTATGGTTCTATCTTTTTTATGTATTTTACGTAGAGTTTCTCATTCTTACACACATCTAAGGGTACATCATTACAGAAAATACCGTCGATATCAAAACATGTGGTCCCACAGTAACCAGAGTTGAACAAGTTCCACTCCAATATGTGAGGTAGTTCTAATTGTTTAGAATGATAGTCAATCAAACTAGAAGCAACTTCTGTTGAGAATATAGAAGCAAACTTAATATTTTTGCCAAATGTTTTCCTCATAGCTTTAACTGTCGTTCCACTACAACTTGTGTCGTCTACAAACAGTAGTTTTTTTAATTTATCGGAACTGCTATATTTTTTATAGTATTTCATCCTGCTCCCTCCGTAGTCTGAGGCATAGGTTAAAATAACTATTTCTTTTTCATGTATAGAAAATAAAGGTTTATTTATATGGGTTGCGATTATTGACGCAGGAACCATTCCAGATCTAGGTACACCAACTATGCCGTCAAACTTGCTGGCGATTTCACAAAGATCAAGACTTGTATCAATTAAATTTTTGTTTGTTATATACTTTATAGATGAGTTTTCTTGAATTTTTAGCACTTCTTTTTGTTCTACAAAATTCTTATTGTTAAGTTTTCTGTAATTTTCTCTTTTTTGTTGTGTTGATTCTTTACACCACTTTATTCCAGCAGCGTCCATCTGCCTGTGATATATTTCACAAAATCCAGCGCCTTCGCAATGACACTTATCAAGTCTCATTTTTCATATTCTCCATTCTTAAAATCTTCATAGTGAAGATAGTATATCTGCTCTTTTTGAATTTCCGTAAATTCTACACCCGTCTCTATGCTTTTGTTGAATTGTGGCAAGAAATCTATTTTTATATCTAAACTTTCAAAATCTTCTACTAAATTTTCTACTTTTACTAAGTGGTCATATTGATATAATCTCGTTACGGGAAAACAACAAGCACATTTGGAGTTCTCAAAGAACCATTCGTCAAAGTTTATTTCGTGGAAGTACTTTGAATGCTTCCACATGCTATTAACTCTATTGTAAGGGTTTCTTACTGGCAGTATTACTTCGTATCCTTCATCTTTAAAATGATCGCTAACTAAGTTGTTGTGCTTGTGTTCAAAAGATCTACACTCTGTGCTATCTCCTGTAATTGTAGGGTGCGCTCCATAGAATTTGTCCCACCCCATTTCAGAAAATATATTTTCTAGCGTTGTACTGTAATTTTTAAATGGTGTGGAAATTATTAATTTTCTTTTTTTGTTTACCAGCATAATTCTAAATCCCTTTCCATGTTTTCTTCTCTGTTCTTGTCTCCAGCGTAATGTATAAAGAAAGCATCTTTTTTCATCGTGTCAAAATCTTTCATCCAAGATTGACAGTTAAACTCTGTTGGCAAGTCCTCTGTTTTGTATTGATAATAGAGACAGTTAGACTCAATCTGAAATTGTTCGTCCCAGTGTGTTTGCCTGTAGTCGTAATTGATTGGTTCCCATAAATTTTCATGACACTTTGAACTTAGGACAACTCCTGTGTTATAAACTTTCTTTGTATTTGCCAGTCTATCTATTGTCTTCTCGTCATCAAATCTACACGATAACAGTTTCTTCTTGTCTTTTATCCCCCATCGCGGAGTCAAAAAGTCTCTATCATTGTGCATTGAAACGCAGTCTTCATCTATAATATCAAAAAGATTAGGACTGTTTCTTTTTACTAGAATGTCTATATCTAAGAATAAAATTCTTTCATACGCAGATGAATACTTTCTAATTCTAAACTTTTCGTTTCCCCAGTATTTCTGAGTTTGACCTTTTAACAGAATAAAGTCTGCTCCGACCTTTTGAGAATAGTCCTGCATTAACGGACCAGAGAATTTATAAAGCGACCCAATCGGTCCAGCGCCAACCGTTATTATAAGATTTTTACTTCTTGGGTTAGGTTCTGGGTCAGACTTTACTTCTTCAAAGAAATATTGAGAATAGTTTTTACGCTCAACACTTTTGCTTGCAACGCTAACAGGGTTGCTTTTTAGATAGTAACCTTTTCTTTTCTGTTCCGTAGTTCCTTGACACCACTTCCAGTTTGGTGGCGAGTGTCCCATAACCTTGCCAAAGACGGGGCAGAACCCCGCCTCATGGCAAGTGCATCTCGATAGATCCATTTTATAATCCTAAAAACCAACCAGTCAAAATTCCTACGACAAGGGAGACAATAGTGGATACAACAAACACTTCTGTACAATCTAAAATTTTTAATCTGTACTTTGGTACTTTGTGTGAATACCTTGATCCCCTTATTCTACCTTTTAGTATTTCTGAATTAGAAAAAACTAAGTTGTGTAACTCCCCTTCACTGTCCTCGATAACGACAAGATTGTAATTGTCGCTAATTCCATACAACTTTGTTGGAGATACGTTTTTGATCATGGCATCACCACGCTCTACATGACCAGTACCTTGCTTTCCATCTAGGTCCGGGATTATCGCAATTATGTCTTGCTCTAAAGTTCTTACGACGACCCGGAATATTCTTTTTAATTTTCATATTTGGATCGCCAAATCTTACGATTACCACTTTCCCTGACCCATTCTTTACATACACCGCGCTTTTCTTTGGACCTCCGGGAGTCTTGAAGGGTTTGCCAAGCTTTACTTTTCGACCCTGATACTCTGCTGACTCTGTGTAATCAAGCTCTGCTTTAGCAGGAATAAGTGTTCTTCCTTCTTTTTTATAGATACCTTTTTGTTCATACTCATAAACCTGACCCGTTTTAGGATCTTTGTATTTATATTTAGACTGTGATTTCTTTAGTTGCTCTTGGGTGGGTCTACCCTCTTTTACAGTCTTGGCGGGTTTATAATTTTTACCTTCTCGCTCTTTTTTTCTGCGAATATTTTCCCAGAGACCGGGACGATCCGCCGCCCAGTTCCACTCTTCTGATTCTTCTCCTAAATCTTCATATTCTGCTTCCGTTGGGACATAGAAATTTTCTTCTGTAATTTCTTCTGTCCATCCATGTTCATCCATGTCAAAACCTAAGTTTTTGTTGTAATGAAAGGATTGATCCATGTCAAAAACGTAATTTTTTCTTTGATCAGACATTATCTGCTCCTATAAGGTTGTAAATTTGGAAATAATTTATATCTAACGTCTTGCCAAATAGCGCCACTGATTACCATAGACGCTTCATTGTCAGATGGATAATGAACACCCTGTAAACATCTTGCTAGTCCAGAAAGACCTATCGTCTTGAAAAATTCAGACGAGCGATGGGGGTACATATCTGCAAAAAGATATGCTGCCATTGCCGCATACACAGTATGACCAGACGGATAAGCTGGCGTTTTATGTGATTTTGTTTCTATTACATTTATTCTATAATCTAATAAATCTCCTAATTGTTTAGGTCTAGGTCTATTAAATTTATTTTTAAGATTCGTAATAATTGGATCTACTACTTTGTAGAGTTTTTTAAAATCTTTTTCAGGCATGGGTTGATTCATGCTATTAAAAATTGGTTTGTATAAATCTAGCGGTTCTTTATCAACTAAGTGTACTAAATTTTTTTCTTCATAACTTAAATTAGCTGTGAGCGACTGCAAATACTCTAATTCTTTCTTGGTTTCTTCTGATGTATTTTTGGGAGGTTCTGGTAAAACGCCCTCCCAGTCTATTGTTATTATACTAGAAACCTTTTTATCTTTCAAGTTCTTTTTGTAAACAACAGAATCTAAATTAGAAGATAATGACTTATTAAGTTCTGCTATATATTTAATATCCATTATACCAAACCTTCTATTATCTTGCCGCCATTAGCAATTTTCATTGGTCGTCCATTTTTTGCTGTATAATTTTTTTCTGTACTGATACCAAGCGATTTACAAATAGTAATCATTAAGTCTTCTGACGAGTAAATTAAATCGCTGGTTATTTCTTTTCCATCGCTGCTTGTCGAACCGATTGCTTGACCGCCTTTAATCAATCCTCCAGAAACAAATGCAGACCAGCACCTTGCCCAGTGGTCGCGACCAGCATTTTGATTAATTTTTGGAGTTCTGCCAAACTCTCCCATCATAACGATAGCAGTGTTGTCCCACATATCAAGACGTTTTAAGTCCAGCATAAGAGTAGAAACTACTTTGTCTAGTTCTGGAAGTTTGGTTGATAGCGTTTCGTGTGTGTTTTGATGTAAATCCCAACCACCAAAACCAAGTTCTACAAAAGGCACACCTGTTTGCAGTAGTCTTCTTGCCATTAAAGCGCCTTTCCCAAATCCCGTTTCTCCATAGGCATCAACTACATCCTTGGGTTCTCCTATTGGTTTTAGCGCTTTCATCTGTGGACTTGTGTTAAGTCTAAATGTTTGCTGCAACATTTTCATGTGACTTTTTGCCATATCGCTATTGCTTCTTTTTACAAAACCTGTTTCTATAGCAGCAAGTGCTTGCATCCTTTCGTTATCTACAGAATCGCCAAGGTTTCTAACTTGACCATTTGAACTTACAACAAAGGGATTCCAAGCAGAACCCAGAAACCCGCCACCAATACTTCCTGTACTAATTGAAAAAAATGGCGGTATTTCTAGGTAGTCCCTGTCTTGAGACAGTTCGTAAGATATAACAGAACCCATTGATGGGTGTTTCATGTTTGGGTTTGGTTTGAAACCCGTATGCATGTAGTAACGACCTCGCATATGGTCTGCTTCTCTTGTTGCCATACTTCTAACAATAGAAAAATCTTTTCCTTGTTTTGCAAGTTCTGGCATAAGCTCGTTGATTTGGAAGTCACCAGTTGTGCTAATTGGTCTTGATGGACCGCCAGTAGGAGCGCCAAACTTTACGTCCCACATGTCAATAGTTGGAGGGCCACCATTAAGCCAAATAAGAATTGCACCCTTTTCATTCTTTGCCAAATCTTTACGACTGTCAATGATTTTTTGACCAAACGCAGTTGACGCTACGGAGACAGAGGCTAACCCCCCAGCGTGTTGCAAAAAGTGTCGTCTGTTAATCATGCTATAATCTCCTGAATTACTTCTCCAAAGTCCACTATTTCAATAGGTCTATCACCGGGAGCCATTAATTCTTTGTCGGCATTAATTCCCATTTGATGATAAATAGTTGTCGCCCAATGTGGAATAGAAACTGGGTTATCTTCTGGTTCTGTGCCAGTCGCATCAGTTCTTCCATAAGTCATACCACCTTTAATTCCACCACCAGCAAGAATAGAACTAAACACCTTCGGGTAATGGTCACGTCCAGCATCTTTATTTATTTTAGGAGTTCTTCCAAACTCTGACACTACACAAACCAAGGTAGATTCCAAAAGTCCTCTTTCGGTCAAGTCTTGGATTAGTGCAGCAAACGCTTGGTCAAACGGTGGGACTTGCGAATCTATACCGCCAAAGATATTTTGGTGCATGTCCCAACTGCCGTAGGTCATAGATACAAATCTAGCACCCGCCTCAACCAATCTTCTGGACATAAGCATCCTTGCGCCAGCAGTATTGCGTCCATACCTATCGCGTACTTCTGGTTTTTCTTTTTCTATGTCAAAAGCGTCTTGTGCTTTTTGATCTCCAACAAGATCATATGCTTTTTCATAAAAAGTATTCATAGCTTTTACAGCATCAGAGTTTACCTTTTCTGTCATATTTTTATTTACAATTTCCAACAGTTTTTTACGTTTTGCAAACTGTTCGTCGGTAACATTGAAAGACAGGTCTCTAACTTTGAATTTATCAGAAGCAGGATCAGAACCCAAAGAAAACGGAGCGTATGCGTTGCTTAAATATCCGGTTCCTGCAAACTCGTTGGGTTTTTCCGGCACACAAATATAAGCAGGAAGATTATCCCTAGAACCGAACTCATGAGACACAACAGAACCCATAGAAGGATACTGGAGTGCAGGACTAGGTTTGTAACCTGTGAAAATACTATTTGTTCCTCGTTCGTGTGCAGCCTCTCCATGAGTCATGCTCCTGATAATTGTTAATTTATCCATGATCTGCGCGGTTTTTGTAAACCTTTCATTGATCTGGATTCCGTCAACATTGGTGTTTATCGCTTTCATAGAACCGCGATACTCTAGAGGAGCTACAGTTTTTGGGTCGAGCGTCTCCTGAGCAGCCATTCCACCCGGAAGATATATAAAAATCATGCTTTTTGCTTGACCTTCAACGCTTTCGTAGTGTTTTTGTTCACCAAAAGCGTACTGCGTTCCGGCAGCGGCAAAAAGACTTGTTTGCAAGAATGCCCTACGACCAATATGAATATGATTAAACATTTTTCCTCACCCCGGTGCTTCGTAATAACCTATTGAAAACCCTTCATTAGTACAATCTTTGACAGTCTTTTCTAGACCGTCAGTTTTTAATCTCTCCCCTATATGTATACACATTGGAGTGTCTGTTTCCGGCCAATTATTCTTATAAAAGTGACAGAGCTTTGTACATTTCCAATGACTCCTGTCCTCTCGCAACGGTTTAGGAGAGACATTTGCCTTTATATCTTCAAATCTATTTTTCAACATGCCAAGAAATTTATCTTGATCTTCTTTATCAAAACACATACTAAACGGACCACCATCCTTAACAAAAAAGATAGTCATAATTGCCTGTTTGTAATCTGGGTAAAGTTTAGATATCGCATAATTATATAGCAATAGTTGAGCATCTGTCGTAAGTTTTTTGTAGTCTTTTTCTTGTCCTGTTGCCCAATCCAGTCTACGTCCCGTCTTCCAGTCGATGACTTCTATTGTGTCATCGTCTATTTTGGTCACAAGGTCAATCGTGCCTTTAATCGCTAATCTACCCTCAATAACTTCGCCGTTTGGCATTTTGTACTCATACTTTGCCCAATCTTCTTCAATCGGAATGTCGAAGTGGGGTTCTGGATCAACTACGTCTCTTAACCTTGGATCAAATTGACCTTCGTTATAGTTTAGTGTATCCCAACTCAGTTTAGAAACTTGTTTTCTATCTGCTGGCATCCACTTGTGCTTAGAATCTTTCTCGTAGCATTTAATACTAAGATCTACTAATTCATTAACAAGTTCATCTGTTAAAAGTCTATCCTTATGTATCCTGACTTTTCCAGCAGCATCATCTTCTACAACTAAATATTTTTTTCTAGGGTTATCCTGTTGAAACTTTTTCAATCCAGCAAATATTTCCATGACCTTATGGACCATAGTTCCAAGTTCTGCTTTTTTTCCACTGTCTGACCTGTGACCAAGTACATAGGTCAAAAAGTACTGCATTTGGCAGTAATCGTAACCATTATAACTTGATGACCTTATGTATGTCACTATCATTAAATTTTCTCCAATAAAGATTTTATCCTAGTTATAGTTTCCCCAATGTCAATTTTTCTATTATCAAGAACTTTCCAAAATTTAGAGTGGTCGTAGTTTTTTGAGTCTAGAGCAACTTCGCTGTCGTGATTGTCATCATGAACATTTCTTTCTAATCTTAAAACTTTTCCGCCCGCTTTGTTGATAGCTTCAACTTCGTTTGGAAATCTAACATCCGCAACAACGGCGAGATCACTTCCCTCTTTATTAATTTTATTTATACATGCGTTTGCCCAAACATTTGGATGAATCTTTCGCATAATATCAGTTCCAAAAAACTGCATGAATTCGCGCGCTGTCATTTCTCCTTCACGCCACTTCCAACTTTTCTTTGCGTCTATCGGCATCTTTTTCATCAACTTCATGTTCTGAAACCGTGGCATATCCTCCCAACGAATATCTGGAAGGATCTGATTCTTTTGCTCGTCTGTTCCGTATGCCTGTTCATATGTGAATCCGAACAGATTAATGCACATATCTTTTACTGGGTCTGCAAAGTTGTAAAGTTTTACGTGTGGCCACATGTTGTAGTGGGCGTACTCTACAAACTCTTCATCTTTGCGCTCTATGTCAAACTCACCCCAACCTTCTTGGGCGCTAGAGTTGCTTGTTTTAATAAGAAGTTTCCCTTCTTCACTAATATTATAGTCCTTAATCATGTTATTTTTAAGTAAAATTTCGCCATGAATAATATTAGCAATTGTGGTTTTTCCTGCTTGCTTTTTTCCAGATATACCTATAATCATTAGTAAAGTCCTTCCACTTGGGATAAAATATGTTTTTGTATCTTCTTAACGGATGTGTCTCCTACGTCCTTCTTGGGCATAGGAGGGTAAACTAAATTGAACATTCTGTTTAACTCTCTTTGTATTTTCATTCTACCTTCTCTGCCTGCTTGGTCGTTGTCCGTTAGTACCACCAAGTCAGTAACGCCTGATTTTATAAGTAGAGATTTTTGAGTCTCTGATATATCTTTTCCAAAAAGTCCCACGCAATTTTTTACACCCGCTTCATACATTCTCCAAACATCTCCCTGTCCCTCTACAAGAAAAAGCGCATGTTTTTCTTTAGCAACATCTATTGCATTATCGTAGTTATAGAGATACTCTGTTTTCTTAAACCCCTTAGAAAACAAATACTTAGGTTGTATAAAATTCTTAGCTGCTCTTGCTATGTATGCTACCTCTTCGCGTTTAAAGGTAACTGGAATTATAGCACGATTCCACATCTTAGAATTTTTATCTATACAATCTTGTACTCCAAAATGCTCCAATGTGTCAGGTAAAAATCCTCTTTTCTCAAAATAAAATGAGTTATTCAAGGTTTCTACGTCTCTTACATATTCTGACTTCATATTCTTTTTCTTTTTACTAAATATATTAACTATTTCGTCAAACTCACTCTTCTTCTTTTTTGGTTCTACAGAAGTAGACTTATACTCGTTTCCGATGCTGTAGAGTTTACATACATATCTCAGTGTGTCAGAAAATGTCGGGTCTTCTCTACAACCCCTAACAAATCCGAAAATATCAGTTCCAAAATCTTCATGGCAACCGCGAGTCCAGCATCTCCAGTTCTTTTGCGTTAAAGATATAGAGACACCTTTATCGTTATCTCCACCATGAATCGGGCATTTCATAAATATGTTATCAGACATACACTCATAGTCTATGTCTAGATCTTCTAAAAGAACTTCAATATTATCTACTATAAGATCTTTTACTTTATTTAAGTCAAGCTTTTGTTTTGTTCCATTCATACCAAAGTAGTCCACAGTTAGCGAGAGTGTAGGCAAACCAAACTAGCGCGTGAGGATAGTCCTTTTGCTTCAAGTTTGACATACAAGTTAGTACATAGCAAAGCGTTGCTATAAATAATGGTATTATATTCATCTAGGATCTCTATCAAGATGGTTTACATATTTTACAAATACTTCTTCTTGAAGGTCGTAGTGTAGCTTTTGTCCTTCTTCTCTGACTAACCAGTATGAAGATTCTGTCATTAGTCCACTGTCGTACACTTTAGTAACTTTGTATATAGACTGCACTTTTGGAAGCGGGATTATATCTCCATGAGAAGGTCCACCGTTAAATTCTGCTTCGTATTTACTCATTGGGTTCCTCTTCAAAAGGTAGTTCTGCGCCCTCTATGGCATCATCAGTTCCAGATTTTATAAACTCATCCCTCGTTCTCAGCTCAGATAGTTTAGCGTAATCACCATCCATTTTTAGATTTATATAATTCCCATCATGCATTCCGGGTCCATGTCTAGAGACAATGGGTACAAGTTTTCTATTGCCTGCCTTTGGACCGTCCTCTGCGAGTTCCTCTGCTGACTTTTCTTTGAAGATAGAGAATGATGTACACAACCAAATAAGTCTGTCAGAACCGCTTACAGCGTCCGTAGATTCTTTTGTGATACCATCTCTGTTCAACTGAACGAACGCAAGACAAGCAAAGTCATACTTGACTGCAAGATTATGAAGGTTTGTAATCTGAAATCCTAACGCTTGATACTCCTGAATGTTTCCAGATATACCGGCAGATGACATTAGTTTTAGATAATCATAAACAACTACGCACTCGTTTGTTCTTCCATTCTCGTCTGTTCCGACTTCTTGAATTACCCATCGTTTGATATGGTTTAAGATATTCTCAAATGGCGCTCCTGCTACACTCACATATGTATATGGTATGTCTTTTATTTCTTCCATTGCTGATTTGACGGCGATAAACTTTTCTTCATCTTGTGCAAATTTTCCCGTAGATATTTCACTAATAGGAACTCCACTCATGCTAGATAAGATTCTGTTTAGGTGATCTTCTTTGCTCATCTCTGTATCTAGCATCAGAACGGGTACGCCCTTTCTTGCTACAGATACGGCAACATTATCACCGAATACAGACTTGCCAACTTTAGGTCTAGCGGAAACTAGGTCTACACATTTGCGTCTAAGACCACCACCAATGGCGGCATCGTACCTATCAAACCCGCTAGGCACACCGATCTGGTCACACTTGTTTTCGATAAGAAAGTCAACATATTCTTCTAGTCCTTCACCTATCTTTTCAGGTTTATCTCTTGTGTCGTCATCTTGAAGAAACTCTGTAATAGGATTTTCTACAATACCGATGATGTCATCAATATCCTCGTCACCTTTTATTTCTTCTATGTCTCTACCAATTTTACTGGCAAGACTCCTAATCTTTCTAGCAAACTCAAACTTTTTTATCTGTGCGGCAAAATGAATTACATTGTCCTTCTTTACTGGAAACTCCATCAAAGAATTTATGTATTCAAGCTCTTGTTTAGTTTGTATGGTTTCAGAAAAACCCAACTGATCCGCAGCAGAAAGCAATGCTGGTAGGTCAACTTGAGTTTCTTTTAATAGTATTTTCTCAATACATTTATATATCAACTGATTATTCTGATGACAAAAACTATTGTAGTCAATCAGATCGCTTATCTCAACGTATGACTCTAGACCGTAAGTAAAGAGACCAGCAAGAACCGCTCTCTCTGCGCCTAAGTCCAACAACTTAGATTCCATTATTTGCCCCCGCACCGATTACATCGGTGGTATTCTCCATATACCAAATTTGGATTCTCGTAATAAACTTTACCACACACGGAGCATTCTAGTTTTACCTTCTTTGCTTTGCTTCTATTCCTTGTGGCTTTCTTTCTGCTTCCTTCCCATTCTTCTTCGCCTTCTGGTAGTTGCCATTCTCCAGTATCTTCCCAGCGATTATTTCTCGCTCTCACGGGTGTTCTCCCTCTTTCTAAATCGGGTTTAGTTTTAGTAACACGAAAATCTTCGTCTACATCAGAAGAGACCATCTCTTCTTGTTCTTCTGGTTTTTTAGTATTAACCAAAGATTTTACCAGTTCTGCTTTTTGTTCATCTGTCAAAGACTCTAAAAGAGTTTTTACAATATCATCACTCATTTTCTTTTACCTTTTTCAAAAAGAATGTCAGCCTTCCTTCTTATATTATACTCTCTTGACTTCAAATTTTCAAGCCTTCCTTGAGCAGTTAGTTTCCATTCGTTGATTTTTTTTGCTAAGTCATCATTTCTTAGTATTGTAGCAACTTTTGTTTCATGTTTAGCATATGTGTCCCACACGCCGCTACTTATTAATTCAGATATAATACTTTGAAGAGAGTTCTCACACCATCGTATTACGTTTTCGCATTGGGCGCGCTCTGAACCTACATGATCTACATACTGCATTAGTTGATAAGCATGACCAAAACATTCTTCTTGATTTAATCTTTGCATGTCATCTAAAGAAAGTGTTTCTGCTATAGCAAATTCTGGGTTAAACTTTGTTGGCGTTATATTCTTGGCCGTTATATAATTATCAATACCGTCAAGAAATTCTTTCAATCTTTCAGCGGCTGTCAATTTGATTTCTCCAATCTTCTATACTGTCTGAATACTTTAATACAATTAAATCTATTTTGTTTAAGTTACACCAATCTCCTTTTACACTATCTCTTTTCAAACAGGTTAAGAATCCGGCTTTAGTTTTATGAAAAAACTTACAAAATTCGTAGTGCTGTTGCCCATGAACCTCTATCCCTAATGACAAGTTGGGTATGAAAAAATCCAAGAACAATACAGATTTTTTACTAGGACACCTAGAACCCGGAAGTTTTACCTCTTCTAATATAGAATAACCAGAAAACATTTCATGTAACAGATCTCTTGCTACCATATGATAGCGAGATTTCTTTGTTTTGTCATCTTTTTTTATAATATATTTTTTTAGATTTAAGTTATATTCTCTTCCGTTAAGACCTGAGACTTTCATAGTACACTCTTTATTTCATCGTATAGAAAATCTTGTATTTCTTTATTGTCTTCAATAAACTTACTTAGTCTTGACATGCCTTGAAATTTAAAGAACTTCTCTTTCGCTTCTGCGTCTTCTGCTACTTCATGTTTCTTTAATAGTTTTAGTATCCTCTTATCTTCAGATCCTAGTGCGCTTATGATTGTATACCAAGCGCCTGTTTGCTTGATAAACGTAAGTTCATTGGCGATCTCGCAAAGTTCTCTAACTTCATCAATTCCCGTTCCGTATCTAATATATGATACAGCGTTCGTATTTGGTTTACCTCCAGCAGCAGACGTTTTAACAATCCAGTTTGCCACTTGTCCAACGTCATTGCCTTGTTCGTCGCTTTCTTCCCACTTTCCTCTGTGGGTTATAACCATATTTGTGCCAGCTTGATACTGTAGCATGTTTCCTGCGTCTGACATTTTTGCTGGAGACCACCTAGAACCACCCGTGTTTGCGATATTATGCGTAATAAAAATTAGTATCGCTTTAGTTCTTGCTACATCATTGCTAATGCGTTTAAAAAACATAGACAAGAGTCTTGGAAGTTGCGCTCTAACGCCACTTCTCACCTCTCCATCTAGTTCGTCTTGTGGAACCATGTTGGAAGTAGAGTCAATGATCGCCACAAATTCAGGGGTGTTTTTAACATATGTCTCAATAGCATTTAAAAAAGTTTCGGCAGATACTACTGGTTGATTTTCCGTTGCTTGAACAACCTTAATCTTGCTGGGATCTAGTCCTTTTATACCTGTGAAATTTTCTTTTGTTAGTCTACCTTCTGTATTGAAGTAAAAAACATTTTTGCCTGCCGCCTGCGCCTTCGCAGCAAAGTATAAAGATGTAGTAGTCTTGCCGGTTTTAGGATCTCCCGTCATCACAACAACACTACCTTCTCTTAGTCCTCCACCTAAAGCTAAGTCTAGTGCTGGAGATATACCTATAGTTTCAAAGTTTTGTAGATCCGCTAGAACCTTTGTCCCCTGCTCTACAATATCTCCGTACTTGCTGATAATTTGATTGCTTACAATGTCGTCTTCAAATTTATTCTTCGCTTTCTTCTTTGCCATTGTCTAGTCCTCTAAGTTTGTTTAGTCCAGATTTCTTTCCGTATGACTTCTTTCTAGTCTTTGGTTCTTTCTTTACATCTAACTCTTGAGTGGGTTTTGTTTCCTCTTGCTCAATTAACTTAATTTGTTTGTTTATTTCTGATATCAAACGTTTATTCTTTAGAGAGAATATAGATGTCTGGTTTATCGCCGCTCTTACTACAGCTTTCTCTCCGTACTTTTTTATAAGGTTGTTTGCAGTAAACATTTGCTGCTTAAACGTCCAGTCCCAAGGTTTCTTGTTCCAAAATTTGTACGTAAGATTACCTTCGTTTTTATATTCTGCCAAACGAAGACACATCATTTCTGCTAAATACGCAGCGCAAGTGCAATGATCACCAGTTGTCTGATGTTTGTATTTACTTTTATCCGTTCTCTTTCGTTTTGTCATAGATGATTGCTTCTTCAAAACAGTTTTCAATTTCATCTTCATACTCAAGGTCCACCATAAGTTCTGGGATTAACCACATTTGTTTTTGTACTTTTTTATTTTTAATGACGCCAACGGTGTAAGATTGTTGATTTTCTCCACCCATCTTACCTTTTACTGATCTTATTAGATACAATCCCGTGGCATCGTTCAAGTCGATAGGTTCCATATGAGACCTGTATTGTAGCACCATCTTGTTAATAAACAAGTTATCTTTTTCGCATTTCTTTTTTAAATCTAACCACTCATCAAACTCATGAAAGTTTATCTTTTCGTTGTTAGAAAGTTGACACCTTATCCATGTTGCCTCTTTGTTTGTTCTATATTTTGGCAACCAGTCTTTGTCCTTTAAGTCCATTTTTTCACCTGATATTTGTAGTACAATTTGCTCTTTTTTTGTCAATAACTTTGCTTCCAAAATCATCTCCAAGCATAGAACCCGTTTCTGTCATTACTGTAGAACCTTTTTTGTTACTAAAAATATTTTCAGATATTTTAGTGGGTTCTTTTTGTACTTGATGTTCAACTGGTTCACATTTTTTTGCGTATGCTTTTACAACGCTTTTCGCTCTGTCTAACTCGGAAGAAAGTTTATCTACTCCTAGTTCTAAATTTTGTTCAATGTAAAACTTTTCAATCTTACTCAGTGGTCCTCGCTTACTCATTTATAAATCTCCTGTTTGCTCTTGTTAGGTAAATAGAATTGTTAGTCTGTAAGTATATTAAATAAAAATCAAATGTATCTTTTGATACTCTTCTTAATTTTGTTTGTATAAATCTTTCTCTATTGGAGTTTAAACCCATAGGATCATATATTTCATTGTTATAGGTTTTTATAAGGTAGTGATTATTTTTTTCTGACTCAACAATCTTCGCGAATACTTTTTCTTTAGTAGACGATACTTGTGTGCCGTTCTTATTAAAGTCTACTTCGTTGTTTACTTTAATTTCTTCAGTTTGATCTTTTTTTAAATACTTCATCTTCCCTCCATTATGTATTTTGTTTTTTGATCGTTAGACATCTTATTAATATCTTTCATGGATTTTGTTGTATGTTCATGATGCCACGGTTTTTCGACTTTTGGTTGTGACTCGCGCTTCATAACTTCCATTTCATTGATTTTGTTTTTATTTTTCTTACTGTTTCTGTCTGCAACGCTACCTATAGTATCGCTTCCTGCCATAAAACTGTGAAGACCACCAGTGACTACCCTGTAAAGAGAATCCTTACCACAGACATCGCACCTCTTTAACTCTGGGTCTGTAACCTTTTGGAACACGTCACTAACTTCTGCTCCACAATCTCTACATTCATAATCGTATATTGGCATTAGTTCTCCAACCTGTTTAATATTTGTCCTAGTATTCCATTTCTTTGAATGTCACTGTAACCCAATCTACATATACCTACACCTTCAAGGTCTTGTAGTTTTTCGATAATTTCTTCAAGTCCACTTTTTCTTTGTAGGTCAGTTTGTCTGATGTCACCATTGATAATTACTTTACTTCCCTGTCCCATGCGCGTTATAAACATTTTAATCTGTTCCCAAGTGCAGTTCTGCGCTTCGTCCAATATCATATATGTATTGTGAAATGTAGAACCTCTCATAACTTCTAATGGTTGATATTTTATCCTACCTTCGTTGTAGTACATACCATAGTATGCACGACCCAGAAAGTGTCTAAAATTTTCTTGCATTGGAAGAAGGTAGGGTGCAATCTTTTCTAGTAAGTCTCCGGGTAAACTGCCAAGATCCTTACCTGTACAAACCAGTGGTCTTGTTATAAGCACTTGATCTATTTCTTCACGGTGTAGATGCTCAGAAGCAATTCCAGATGCTATAAATGATTTACCACAACCCGAAGGACCAGTGCAAAATATAACATCGTTTTCTATAATCGCTCTAATGTAATCTTTTTGGTTAGAAGTTTTTGCCTCTACCACTTTTACTTTTTGCGGGGATACGTTTTCTTTTCTGGTTTTTCTCTTAGTCATTAAAATACCTTATGTTAGTGTTATGTACCAGAACTACCAAACCCTCCTGTTCCTCTTGTGCTATCGTCTAAATTATCTACCACATGTAAATCAAAGTCTTCTATTTTTTGAAATATTATTTGCGCTATCCTATCGCCTTTTTCTACGTTGTAATTACTGTATTGAGAGTTGTAAAGTATAACTCCAATGTCACCTCTGTAGGTTGAATCTATTACACCAGCAAACACATCTATGCCATGCTTGTACGCCAATCCAGATCTAGGCCAGATAAGTCCAACGTAACCGTCTGGTATTTGCATAGATATGCCGGTTTTTATAAGTTTATGACAGTGCTTGTCTATTATAGTTCCCTCTAGAGCATAGAGATCGTATCCAGCGTCCGATCTGTTTACCTTAGTTGGGACAGTGGCGTTCTCATTAAGTTTTTTAACATTTAAAACAGGACCATTCCAAGTTGGGAAAGGCGCTCTGTGTTTATTCTGTGACTCTTTTAGCATCTGTTCTCTAGCCTTTTCGTCTGGGTGGGTACTCATATTTCGCATTTTCCTCCTGCGCAGGCGATCTCCTGCTCTGGTACTACGTTGTTAGTTTCCTCGATAACATTTGTAAAGTCAACATCTTTGTATTCACGATTCATGTCAACCCACTCTTTCCAATTGTATACATCTTTCATACAATAGGTCAACTGCCTTAAATCTCCATTGAAATATTTACCCGCAAACTTTTCACAACGGTCTTTCCACTTTTTCTTTCCGTTACCTTTGATCTTTTCACCTACACCAAGCAAACTATCACATGCGGTCCATAGGTTATCTTCCCAAAGTGTAAGCGCAACTTCAATCAGACCGCTAACAAACAGCGATGCGTCACCGTAGTGTGCAACTTGTTCGCTTGGCAGGTATACTGTAGTGAATGGCGCTTGAGGATAATCCTTGTCTCCAGAAATAGGTAGCAAAGAAATACCGCAGAAATACTTTCTATTCTTATAGATATACTTTTCTACTTCTTGCCATTCGTCTGGCTTAACATTGATAGTATTACTTACATTATGAACAAGCCAAGGTTGTGTACATAGTTCTTTATTAGTACCGTTAATTACCCAGTTTTGCTGTGTAGACTTTACATAGTCCAGCAACTGAATAGCATCTACACCATTCTTAGTTTTACTTCCGTCTGGAACCTCTACGCAAAAACCAACAACATCATCGC